TATCATCTTATTTATAGACTCCTCACTCAACTTAAGGCTGGGGATATTAAATCTACCGTCTCTTATACATTGTTGAGTATTCTCTTGGTTAGTACACCAATATAGATTTTCTACTTTATTATTTTCTCGATTATTATCCTTATGACCAACACATGGTTTATTATCTGGGTTTGGAATGTAAGTTAAAGCTACTAACCTATGTATATTAAACGTATACTTAATCCCCTTATTATTTCTTAGGCTTACTATCAGGTAACCATTGTTCTTCTTTCTCTTAGCCATTTTCCTCCAAGTAACTCTATCTCTATACTTAGAGTACACATCACCTTCTCTAGTAACATGATAACAATCAAAATCTGGTATATTACCTTTCATACATTCTCTTCATAAACTCTCTCTTATTTTTCTCTATCTCTTCTGGATATAACTTAGGATAATCTTCTATTTCAATACCTTTGAACTTACGATGTTCTTCTAAGTATTCATCAGTATTGAAATCTGGTTCAAACATCTTATTGTAATCATACCCAGGTATAAATGGTAACTCTTCTGCCATTGACCTACCTATAGTTATATCCATCGACATACTTACGTCATCTATCTGGAAGTTGAAGTATTCTTTAGTATTTGGATTACGACATGTTTCCCAAATCTCATATACTACCCAGGTATTTATATATTCTGGACTTACCAAGTAATAGGTAGCATCATGAACATTACAGGTCTCTTGCATAAATGGTAACTTACCTTGCCTCATTTTCCAATAGTTTAGAATTGAAGCGAATAAGTTCATATCAGATGCAGCTGATTGACATGGCATATTAACCGATAATCGTACTGCGTATGCTGCTTCCTGCTCATTATCAGAATATACTTGAGGTAACCTTCTTTTCCTGCCAAACAAAGATTTAATATATCCATGTTTTATCAGTACCTTCTCCTGGTTAATCATGAACTTCTTAATCTTCGGGTGCTCCTGGAAGAACTCATTCAACTGTTGCTGAGCTTCATCTGGTGTTACGATAATACCAGCTTTTGGGTCAGATAGTTTAACTGCAAGCAGTTTCTTCTGAATACCATATATAATACCGAAACATATCTGCTTTGCCTGCTTCCTTCGGTTTTTCCAAAGCTTATAATCGGGATGTTGTTCATCACTGTAAGCTTTGTTTGCTTCCTCATACGATACACCATACTTATTTGCTGCAATAGCAAGGTGAGGGTCCTGTCCCTTGGCAAATGCTTCAAGATAAGTCTCATCCCCTGAAAGATGTGCCATGATTCTTAACTCTGCCTGAGAGTAGTCAAGTGCCATGTATAGTTTCCCTTTGGGAGCTACCAACTGTTTCTTGATATTAGCATCTACCGAAGTTTTGGGTATTTGTTGGAGGTTAGGTTCAGAACTACTTAATCGGCCAGAAGTAGTACCAATAATTTTGAATTGCCCGTGAATTCTATCATCATCCTGAACTTTATCATGCCATCCCTCAATATAGGTTGTATACATTTTCTTTAACCCTCTCAACTCGAGAAGATTATCCAGGAAGATTGCTTTGGGACTTTCAGGGTCTTTAACCGTTAATCGAAGTTCTACCAACGTATCCTCATCGGTACTCGGCTTATCGGTATCACGATTAGTTTTCTTATCCTTGGTATATTTTATGATAGGGAATTTGAACCCTTTTTCGGAATACAACAGTAGAGGTAAATCAATTGTACTTCCCAAGTTTACTTCTCGGGTTAATTCCAATTCTTTTTTAGTGGTGAATACACCTGCTCGGATATTGGATATTTTTTGCTCCCTGCTTGCTATTTTCCGTGCGTCCTTTGGGTTATGATAATCCAGGTCTTCAAGTTCACTTTCAATAGATGCAAGGTATTTGCTTATTCTTTCTTGGACAAGCCATCTAGAGAATTTTTTCACTCGTGGAAGATTCAAGCAATTAGAAGTTGCTTGTTCAATTTTTGGCTTGTAAGATTCAAGCAATTCCTGATTGAATTTCCTATCTAGGTATAATCCGGTTTTTTCAGCATGCTGCAATACTCTAGAAGCTGGCATAATCAAATGCCTAAATAAGGGGTACATGCCAATCTCTATTAGCTTACTTTCAAAGAACATAGCTAACCTAAGAGTATAATCGGTATCCTGACAACCATACTTGCATAAGGGTTCCAATGGTTTCTTATCCCAAGGTATCTTGTCGAACTTCTCTGCCTTCTCGTAATCGCCATGCTCTGGTAGATACCTTCTAACCATTGACTTCAGGTCATTGGGTTTCTCTTCATTTAGAAGATACTTCATAAGCATTCCATCCAGAACAGTACCTCTAACATATATCCCATATAACTCGAATATCTGAAGGTCAAACTTCAGATTCCATCCCACTTTAGTTACATTGGGATTCTCAACCACCTTTCTACCAAAATACTTTAACCAACATTTCCAATGTGGGTTTTCATATTCATGGTGACATAAAGGTATTGATACACCAGAACCAACTTGAAAGGTTATGGATAATATTGTTGGTTTAAAGGTTTTATTATAAATACCTTCGGCATTTGTCTCGAAGTCTACAGAAGCTATGCCTGTTTTCAAACAAGCTTTCACAAGCCGTTTGACTTGTGAGAAACTTTTGATTATGTCATATCTTGACTCCATGTTTATTCTTATTATATGCAGTATAGAATAGATCTTTACATGACCCTAAGTCTGACGTATTCTTTACTACTTGAAAGATACCATTCTTTACTCTTTTTATATACCCTGATCTACAAAGAAGACAGCATAACCAATATAAATATGCTGTCTTAGCTCCTGTACTCTGTAAGTAAGTATATCTAAATGTCTGACCAACTTCTTTATTTTGTAGAAGTTTTATCAAATTAGATATAATGTCTCCCTTCATAAGAATTATAAAATTATGTACTCGGAGCGGGAATCGAACCCGCAAGGTCAATGACCGTCAGAGCTTAAATCTGATGAGTTTACCTATTTCTCCATCCGAGCAATAAAAATGAGGAGTTATCAGTACTCCTCTAAACTGGCCGCTGACAAGATATTACCTCTAGAAAGATATCTTACCATTACAGTATCAATTAAGCATCTTATACTTTATACTTATTTAGGTGTTTTTCTTAAAGGGAGATACTTACCTTTAGTAATATGATTGATCAGTTCATATTCTCACCCAAATATACCCTCTGCTTTTCAAGGGTAGTACGGAAGACAGGATTCGAACCTGCGACCCCTTGCTCCCAAAGCAAGTACACTAACCAGACTGTGCTACTTCCGTAAATTAGGTACCAGTCTATATCCCTACCGTCCAGTACCTGGGAATGAATCAGGACTCGTTGTCCACAGCGCAAAGTAAAGATTCATAAGTGGACCCAGAGGGGATTGAACCCACGATCTTCTGATTATGAGTCAGCTGCTCTTACCAACTGAGCTATGGGTCCAGGTGAAGGTAACGGCTTTACTACTAATCTCGGCTTGACAGAAAAGAAACTAAGTTCAACCACCGTTACCTTCTTTGTTACCTTAATTCTGTCTGGATAGAAGTTTTGAGTTTTACCCAGTCCTTTTTATAACTATGCAAACTATCAATAGTATGATAGAGATAACCAGGTTTGGTACCCACTTCTCTAGCTACGTATTCCATGAGTTTCCATGCCAAGTATACATCATTTCCAAAGTGAGTTACAAAATCTGATGATCTTTGGTGATAGCAAATATTTAATTGCTTTTCACCTCGGGCATTCTCCCGTATTAGGAAGTCATAGTACATTGAACATGGGATGCGCATCTTACCATCCAGGCTTTCAGCATCTGAATATTCTACCTGCCCATCTTCACCATAGATATTAAGTATGGCTTTACGAGTATCGTTATCATCCTTGAGCAGACCTATAACAGCCTGTAACTTGGTCATTACAATCCCATTATACCTTACTTCCTCATTCATTCTCTCTGAATAAGTATAGTCGAAGTACCTACCATTTACAAGAAACTCCCCCCATATTTCAGGACGTAATTTCCAAGCTTCTCCTGGGTTAATTTGTCCCGGATGTATCCTTTCCTGGAACTCGGCATCTGCCCAATCTTTGGATTTGGTGAATACAAATAGGGGAGCCGGGTCTTCCATGTGAGTCAAACAGTATTGTTCACATATCAACTCCTTGGTGATGTAATCATCTTTACCTTCTATATTTTTATTTTGATAGGTCTTTGGCTTTACCTCTGTACCCATCTCATACAAATTTCTTGCCGTCTCAGACATCAATTCGTAAGGATTTGAATATATTCTCATATCATCTTTGTTTGAATAGTTTTACACAATTCCCAATAGTTACTCTACTAACGTTATATCTAATTGATAATTTTCTCATAGTGTACTTTCCAGTTCTGTATAAAGATTCAATCTCCTTACGTTGATTGTAAGTTAATTTTGACATAGGATGATTTTCGCCCTTTAGTCCTGGACCTTTACCAGGTTTATATGTAGTTTTTATACGCCCATCTCTGAAGGCCTGTTTAATATTGTCAGACCCAGTACCCCACTTTAAGTTGATTACTTGGTTGTTATGTATATCGTTGTCCAAGTGCATAACTATTGGTAAATTATCTGGGTTTGGAATGTAAGTTAAAGCTACTAACCTATGTATAAAATACCTTTTACCATCATATAATCTAACTCTTAAGTACCCAGTACTATTGGGTCTAGCTATTAAAAATACTTTTAAGTGTTTGTCCCATACTTTACCCGTAGTATATATCCTATACCTACCATTAAATCCAGGTAAAGTTAGATGACTTCTCATTGTTCGTGATTTTTAATATATTTTCTTATAGATTTTCGCAGTTCTTTTAGGTCCTGAATATTCATGTTGGGAAGACCTATCCAATGACAAGCATTGATACATACAGATAACTCTATGTCCCTGCCATTCCTATCAGGATATTTACCCTTGAATATCTTTACTCCAAAATAGGGTTTATCTTTCCTCTCGTACTTCACTTAGATACCTCCTTATCTTTCTTTTAAGTTGCCTTAAATCCTTTACACTGATATTGGCCACGGTATTGAATAACCACCCATCATCCGTGGAGAAAGTTATATCTATATCTCCTCCGAGTTTACTGGTGTAAGGAGATTTCTTTACCTCTATTTTCATTGCATTGGTATTTGCAATTCAATAGACTTCCCTATCTTAGAATGGTAGCCAGTCTTCACTACCTAGTGTACAATCCTTTGCCAGTGTTTTGGGATATTTGAATAATTCGGGTCTGAGTACTTTCAATGCTCTTTTATGTACCTTATACTTTATCTTGTCAGGGTCTACTTTAAGTAGATACTTCAACCTATCATACCAATTACCATCATATATACCAAGCTTATCACTAAGCTTTAATAGGTCTTCATGAGCATGATACATTAGTAATACAGTATCATCGTTGAATATCTGACTAAAGTGTATTGATACATGGAATTTCTGTCCGGTAGGGAATAAGTATTCCCCTATCCTTTGAATCAGTAGTAGGTCACAGATAAGTCTTTTGGTTACCTCTGATGCCCTCATGAATACCGTTATCATAGGGTAATCCATGCCTGCTTTCTTTGATACAGTCATAGACAACAAGCAATTCTTACCATGAGCATGCTTATTATCAAACTGATAGCCTATGTTAAATATCTTCCTTGAGTTTAAGGCTTTTACTACTTCCTGTCTTAAATCAATCAGACCATTTTCATCCACATAGTTTGCTACCAGAGACTTCCATTTAGCCGAAGTATAGTTGAAGTGCCTACCGAAATCAAATTCTGGGTCTACCAGAGGTTCTTTAATATAAATGACTAAATCATTTAAGTACTGTGCTTTACCAATTCTTTCAATATCCAAACCGGGGATATTGAACAGGAATAACCTGTTGAGTCCCTCCCAAGCTTTCATACTTGTTTTGAACTGCAACAGGTTATTCTTTAACTTGAACTTACTCATCTGTTTCAGGAGTTAATTCACTGTCATCCATATCGTCTTCTTCTGAAGAGGAGAATGATATCAACTTCTTCCTTTTCTTCTCCCCACTTTCCTCTAGCTTTAGTTTGAGACCATACTTTTCGGTGAACTTTAAGTAGGTCTTTTTTATCATGTTACGCTTGAGGATAGAGGGACATACCTCGGGCAATGGAATACCATCCCAATCCCCAATCTCTAAGGCCGAGGCTAACATAGATTTCTGTTTATACCCCAAGTCTTTCCTTAATACCTTGAAAGCTCTGAAACTGTTACCATAGGTTTTATAACCTGCTTCATCGCTTGTCATAAGTTTTTTGAGAGATTTACGTATCTTCTTCCTACGTACCTCGTCAGTACAGTTTTCTTTCAAAAACTCCTTTATGTCCTTGCGATTCTGATATAACAGTATGGTAGTATCATTTGCCCAAGCCGCTTTGATAACCAACTTTAACGAGAAGTTATCATGGCCATATATATACTGACCCATACGACAGAATAACAGTATATCTATTGGTAACCTTGTAACTATCTCTGAAGAACGTAGTATTACAGTTATCTCGGGGTTTTCCACTCCAATCTTACGAGAGAATATACCACCAACTAAGCAACCTTTGCCACTACCATGATTGTCAGCAAAATGGAACCCAATGTGATAATTCCTGTTTACTGTCTTATTCTCTTCTAACTTCCTTATCATCAGTTTAGCCTGGTCAAGCACATCCAAATCAAGGTAGTTAGTAATCAGCCCAGTCCACTTGGTCATGGTATAACCAAACATCTTACCGAAGTCGAAGTCTGGGTCGAATTTAGCATCAGCTATTTCTACCATCAAGTCGTATGTAAAAAGAGAATCGGTTAGGTTATAACCAACTCCCTCACAAAACCAGTCTGGTTTCTTGATTAAGAAGTTTTCCAGTATCTTTTCCCAAGCTTCGATTGGGTTATTCGCTTTTACCAAATTCATACTAATACTTCGATTTTTGACGGAACACATTGATATGGTTCTTCTTAAAATAGATGTAGAATACATCATCTGAACCCATACCTATCCATCCCAAATATCCGCAGAAGTAAATGAAGGCCTTCACTAATTCTGACTGATACTTTAACTCCTGAGTCATTACCTGGGATTGCTTCCATGGTTTATTCTTCAGGAAGTTACGAGCAATGTTCAGATGATGGGTTATCTTCCATAACAGATATGGGTAGTTTACTGAGTACTCCACATGATTGAAGTATCTACCTCCCTCGAGTAACTTTGTGTTATAATCCAGATGTGTTTCCGAATCCATGTTCTCATACCACTTAGTTAGGTCTGTGGCATTGTTATGAAATATAACACTGATATCGCCTTCGTCCATTATCCACATTACTCCAAGATTCATGGCTGTACGCAGGATATCTTCATAGTTCTTGTTGAGAGAATCTACTACTGATTGAGGACAACGATTATCCTTTACCCACTTCACCATGTATGCCATAATATCCTCGGGTTGGATATTGGCATATATCAAAAGTTCGATAAAGAAGTGGATAGCATCTGCATTCTCTTCATTAGCATTCTGTAAGTGATTGAGTATCTCCGTATACTCTATACAATCACCATGGGTTTGTACCAATTTTGAATGGTTGGCCTCGAATAAGTCCATTACATTTTCGAAGGACTCATAGCCTTCTGATAACTCCTCGGTAACCCTTGCAGTAAAGTCCTTTAACAGGGTTTGAGAAGCCTTTGTATTGATGTCTACCGGATACTGTGGTAGCCCCTCTATGCCTATATACCCAGACAAGAGGTTCTTTTGCATTTGATATATCTCTTCTAGATACTTATGGTCGGGAATTATACCCGGTTCTTCCTTTATATCACGTGAATCCAAAGCTGGTATTTTTTAGATTAAACCTTGGTTAATTGTTCTTCGTATAGTTTCTTCGCATACATTAGGAAAGTACTTGTTACGTATTTCTCTAGCACTTATTCCTTTTACATGTAACTCTTTTATCTTTACCCTATCCTCATGTTTTAATTTAGCGTTGGGATTTTTACTACCTCTCAATCCATAGCATGGATTGTTTTTACCTATAAGTCTTGGTAATTTACAATTTACAATAGCTAAATACCTATTCTCTTTATGGGTCCCCCACTTCAAGTTACTTACGATATTATTTAATGGGTTATCGTCCAAGTGCATTACTATAGGTAAGTTATTAGGATTAGGTATATAAGCTTCAGCTACCAATCTATGTATCTTGACATTTTTACTTATACTACCGTTATGTAACTTACATCTCAAATACCTATGATGGTGATAAACTTTTAGTAACTTACCATACCTATATAACTTTCCCTCTTTAGTAATGTGATAACCTGGGAATCCCCTTATATTATCATCCATGGTCTTACTTGTTATCGTGTGCTCCGAATCCTTTGTCTCCTCTTGTACCCCAGTTCTTTGCCTTCTCTTCGTACTCTTCATTGGTAATCTCTACCGGAGTTGAAAGTATGATGGGAACGTGTACGAATTGCATTATTTTCTTACCTTGGTTCAGAGGAATACAAACCTCTTCGGGTGAACCGTTATGAATACCTATGTGCATTTCCCCAGTATAAGGGCTATCCACTATCTCGGCAGTGAACGACAAACCCTCTTTAGTTGCAATCCCAGATTTATTTGCTGCCATGAGCATGGACTCTTTTGGATTGATAAGTACCTTTATACCAGAAGGGATAAGAAGTCTTCCACCGGGCTTAATTACCACATGTACATCATCAGTACCCAACCCATTTAGTTTGAGGTAACCTTTACCTAACATCTTCCGATTGATACCGGAAAAGTCATCCTTACCTTTCTCCCCAACCTTAAGAATATCTTGGTCGGATAACTGAGGGATGTAGAAATCAAGCCCTGCATCCCCCTCATTTGCTCGGTTAGGGGATTTAACCTCTCGAATCTTTGTGAACTCTAATTGTACCATGTTATTTACTGTTGAATTTACGATAAATGTCTCTTGCTTCCTTTCGGGATAACTCGAACTTACTCTGAAGCTTATCGAGTATTTCCTTCTTACCCAGTTTTTCTCTTACCAATTTACGGTAGTACTTTTTACAACCTTCTATATCTACCAAAGGTTCTAAATCCTTGAACTTAGTTTCTGCTTCCAACTCCTTACGGGTCTTACCCATGAGAGCAGTGAACTTAATGCAACAGAGTTCGGAATCCCCACACATCTTGCATTCCTTGGTTGATAGGTCGTAATTCTTACCGAAACAAGGGTCGTTACCTGAACCGAGTTTGGTGATATCTATGGGCTCAAAGATATCCCCGGTTTCTAATTCCTTCCTTACTTCCTTTAACTTGTCTTTCTTTTTCTTCGCCATATATTTGAGAGTTTGATATCAAGTGATAGTTAATAGGTATTTCAGTGTCATTGATGTAGAATAGTATATGCACTAACTTTCTGGTTCACCATTATACGTGCGTGCGTATTAGCTTTAGCTTAAGTTAATACTTACTAAGTAAGTTAAGTATAAGTTTATATAGCTTTAGCTATATAAACCTCTATTAGTATTTAGTATACTAAATACTAATAGAGTTATAAGTGTGGGTATATACGTGCGCATATATGCGTATTACCCTTCCACTCTGATTACCTTTAATTTTTCTTTCTGATAATACATTCGTCTATGGTTACCATGTCTCTTTAGATAATTACCCGGGAATTGAAGGTCGTCCAGGTATGCTTTCTTCTTATTCATGTGAGTTCTTGCAAGACGTCCCAATATCTGTATGGATTTTTCATTAGAATCCATTGATGCAGTATTCTGCAGATATTTTAATTCAGGGAAGTTTTGACCTCTAGAAATAATCGTGGTAGCTATTAGTATATCGATTTTACCTTCTCTAAAAGCTTGTAGAATTTCATCACGCCCTTTGGTATTATGATGTACATATTGTATGTTGTATTGATTCCCGAGATGTTTAGCATAATACCGATAAAGATTTTCACAATGACCTATAAACTTACATACTACCAAAGCTGGTAATCTCTTTCTACCAATGTTATACTTGGTACGGTCAAGGGATAGTTTCCAAGCTTTAACATTATCTGATATAACTTCCTTGTATTCTGTTGAGTAATCCACATCTTTAGAGTACTTAAAGGGAGCATATACCAACTTGCAAGTAATAGGGGTAGAATACCCTTTCTCTATCATATCACTTAATTTTATCTGGTTAACCTTATCACCAATAAATGACATGATATTCAGGTTATGTATTAACTTCTTCTTCTGATTACTCATGTAGATGGTACCACTCAAACCTACTCGTATTCTAGAGTTATACAGATGTTGTATTACTGTTTTATATGTTTTATTATCTATCACGTCAGCCTCATCTATAAGTACCATATCTATTTCTGATAAGAATTTTTGGTACCTACTTATATTTGAGGCAAGAGACTGTACCATGCACACATTAAAGTTACCCCAGTCATTGCACTTACTTCCCTGTATGAATGCAACCTTTTCACCGGGTAACAGTTCTGGAATCTCTTTTTTGAACTGCTTAAATAAGTCTGCACTGTTCAACAACAATACAGTTTTCAATTTCCTCTTGAAAGCCTGGTGTAATCCACAGAACACCAAAGTCTTTCCGAAATTAACTGCCAAATCAGATGCACAGATAAGAAAAGGAGTATCTCCAACTCGATTATTTAGAATCTTTTCTAGAGCTTCTTTTTGTACTTCCCGTAATTCTTTATCTCCAAGTATTGTTGGAATTACTGGTTTAACTCCTAACTGGGGTCTATTATCTATGATTTTAACCTCCTGTCCCGTTTTAAGGCATTCATTGTAAACCCTATTTAGAAGACCTATTTTGAATTGCCCATAATCAGAGATATATTTTACGTAACCATCCCAGTTCTTTGCCCTGCTATACATCATTATATGCCAAGCGTCCGGATGCTTAATCCGGAACATTTCATACAACTTGTTTGTGAACTTAGCTGGGCCAGATAATTCACAAACATTGCAGTTCTTTATGGTTATAGTTATCATAATTTTGTGGCCATATCTATTATACCGAAAATACCACACATGAAAAACATGAGTAGTATTATTATACACACTGTCTGAATAGCCGTTGCTATAACGTTATCCCAGTCTATTTTCATATTCCTTGTTTATTAAGATTTCTATTATATTCAGAATAATTACCAATACCCATCCCAGTATACATATTCCCAAGTACACCTGCAATACAGTGCCCCAAATATCTTCCCAATCCCTTTTCATAATCTCTATTTTTTGAAGGCGTCCCAGTCCACATGTTCTGTTTTAGGTCGAGACACTATATTAAATTTTGCCATATAGTTAATAACCCTTTGACGAGCTTTATCATTGGATAAATCTTCTATTTTAGGTATACCATTACAAAATTCGAGTGCATAGAATTGACCGAGTACAAAGGTCTCATAATCAACCCCAATCTCATCAGCTAATTTCCTTGCCCTTACAAACCATACATACTCCTGAGGATTCTTATCATAGGTATTATTTATACCTATTCTATCGAGAATCTCTTTAGTATAATGTTCATACACCTCTCGAGTATATTCAGGGTGTTTATCCTCTTTAACTTCCTTATCAGCCTCATATACATCCATAATCCAATTAACCCTTTGATGTAACCAATTTGCACAGAAGTTATAGTTAACTCTTTTTGCTTGGGACATTAACTTAATACCTGTGGTTACAAACTCGATATATCCTTGACGAGGTTCAAACCCAAACTTTTGACAGAACTCGTTTACAACAGGTACCAATTCCTTAACTGAGGCCCATTGTAAATCTGTTTGCTTTATTTTAGTTACTCCGATGTGTTTGAGTTGGACTCTAGTAGAATAGATGATATCTGCTAATAAGTTTGCATCTCCTATACTTCCTGAAGCTCTACGAACAGCTTGAGTTTGTACCCTTTTATCCTCTCCTACCACTGAACGATGGTCCAAAGAGTATTGCCTGGCTTTAGTGAAGAACTCATCTACGAATTCTTCAGATACTCTACCCCCCATTTCCTTCCATAATTTACGGAATAAAGTTTTAGAGATATGTATAGAAGGTTCTCGTTGTGCCATTATAATTTTAACTGTGATTTTATAGTTAAAAGTTCTTGATAAGTCTGATATGTCGTCTCTCGTACATATTCTAAAGTCCTTTGTTTACCAAGTGAATTTACATCCTCATTATCTGGGAGGAATACTACTTTTACCTTTTTGAATGGCACCAACTTAAATGCCAGGTCTAATGCCTTATCTTTAGCATCAGGGTCAATCAGTATGATGAACTTCTCTACAGGACTCTTGATGAACTTATTTACTTGGTATCTACTGACTGCCTTACCTCCGGTTGCAATCCCATTCTCCCCCAAGGTTTCAGCGTTGATTGCACCCTCACAAATATAAACGGTTCGGTATATTTCTAGAGCATCTGCATTATATATAATAAAACTCTTTCCCAAACCTGTTATATCTACTTCTGGGTTGTTATATTTTGGACCATCGCCCATATATAATCGAGCATTGAAATAAGTTAATTGCCCATGCTCTGTAAAAGGGATAATGATATATCCAAGGTACTTACCTGTGTTACAATATCCCCATCCTTTACGAGCTAACTCCTCTATCTTAAATCCTCGTTTCTTAAGATAATTCCTGGCAGACCTTGCCAATAGAGAAGTACCCATGGATATATTCTTAAAGCCATCAGGAAGGAAGAACTCTTTCTTACCCTTTAACTCAACCTTCTCTTCTTTGAATACATATCCAGAATAATCTCCCGATTCGAGTATAGATAATACTTCATGAAAACTATCCGTATTCTCCAGATACATTACCAGGCTTATCGGAGAAGGATGCTCACCACACTTAAAACAATTACATCGATTGTTTGAAAGATTAATGCCAAACTTCTTTTCTCCTCCACAGTAGGGACAGTCTGACTTCATCCATGAATTGCGGTAGTCGAAGGCTCCGATCTTCTTAATGAAGTACTGGTGCATCTTACCTTTTATATTGCTGTTAAGTCTCATATCGTAAACGAAAATACCCGACCATGAATAACATAGCCGGGTAATTATTACTTATTGACTGGTAACTTCTGACATAATTCAGGAACTAGATGATGGATTATATATCCTCTACGAATCTTCGTTAATTCTGCTCTAGCTTCTTCTAACCTTAGGAAAGAATTCTTATAAGGTACCTCATACCTATCCATGTCTTTATACCCCATAGTCCTATGGTTGGGAGTAACCTTATTCCAATTTATAGAAGCCTTTTCTGAAGAGATGGGTACCCACTCACGTAAGAATACTCCTAAACTATACCTCTCTTCAATTGGACATACAACTTGATATCTGTTACCGGGTTGCCTTCTTAAACATATCTCTTTGGAAGCTCTCCTACGAAATATCTTCAATAATCTTACATTCATAACTATATGTGTTCAGTAGCTTGGAATACGCCAATATGGATATTATAATGACAGTGAGGGCAAGTGATGCACTCTTCTCCATTATGCTCTGGACCATAACTTGAATCCAAGAATACCTCCTTCTCATTGAAAGCTATCTTAGAATTGCAATTTTTACAAACTGTAGTCCTCTCCTGAATTTTAAGAGGCTCTGTAGTAATAACTCGTGCCATACAATTTTAATTATTTAAGGTTTAACTAAATATCACCTGATGTTTTACTTCTCTTTTCTGGGTCTGCATTGGGATTACTTACTCTCTTCTTTTTCTTAAGTAAGTCATCTACCTGTTTACCCATGGACTCATCGTACTTTGCTCTGGCTTCTTTAGAGAACTCTTTCATACGTTGTCTTTCTGGGTCCATATTAAACATTACCCGACCATTTGGAACTCCATCACGTTGAACTACAACTTCCATTCTCATGATATTGTGTTCCTCCTCGTCTTGAGTAGAATTTAATCCCATGACGCATTTTGCATTCCTTATGATAGATATAGCAGAAGCAATATCATTATCCTCGTATCGGGTTTCTTGATGCTTAGCACCTTCTCTGGTAACATGTTGGGCAGTCCAAATAGCATCTAGTCCCAACTCATCTCCCATATTATCTATATCTATATATACATTGTTGATACGTTCTACATCGTCCCTATCTCGAGCAATAGAAGCCAACTTTGCAGCATAGTCAATCATGATAACATGGACCTTAATACCCTTCTCTGTTTCTAATTTCCTAACTAGATTAGTAATGGTATTACAATCTGCAATGGTTGCAGGTACACGCTCCACAATAAACTCTACACCAAGACGTTTATATTTACGCATGTGCCTTTGCTCCATCTTATCATAATCACCAGTTAACATCTCCCTCTTGGTCTTATTGAGAGTAGACTGTATCATACGATCCATTAACTGGTTCTTACCATTTTCAGTATCTATGTATAGAACATTCTTCTTCATTGCCAGATATCCCCGGGCAATATTGATAAGTGCAAATGTCTTTCTCCGTTTAGGGCGATCAATCAAAACGAAAAGAGAATTCTTGGGATATCCATCTCCATTACCCAACCTATTCAACTGCCAAAATGGAGTAGGAACTACATCTGGATCAACCTTTCTCATGAGTTGTCTCATTGCAGTTCCACTAACCATAAGCAAAGGCTCGTCTTTCTTTTGTGGTTTTGAATTTTGTAATATTTTGGTTAACTTAACCTGATAAGTTTCATAGGAATTGTAATCCGAAAAATCCATACCTTCATTCAAAGCTTTCAACTCAATGTAGGCAATGAATTTATGTATATTTTCCAGGACAATATCTACATCTTTTAGAGGTTTATTGTAAAGCTCAGATATTAAACTATGAATATTAGGGATATCATCTTTAGTAACCAAATCAACATAATCCTTACCTTCTAGCAAGGTTTTAACTTGCTCTACCATTAAAACCTCACTTGGTATTCGTTGGTATTTCTTTACGAATTTTACCAAAGCTTCTACTACTATCGAGTGTTCAATTAAAGTAAAGTACCCAGGTTTTATCTTTGGAACATATAGAAGAGCTTCCTTCCCTTGTACCAAGAACCTAAGTACTTCTAGTTGAAACTCTATAGAGAACGTAAACTTATCACAGGAGTTTAACCTCTTCTTTACCTTATTTGGTTTCATATATTATATAATATTCATGAGTGTATAATCAATAGTATCTGCTAGATAATATAGTTCTCCAAGCTCATTCTCGAACATACTTGAACACTAACGGTGAAATATTTTGATAAAAATTCATACAAGTTGTTACTTTATTATTTATATTTGCATTGTTAAATATATTTACTACTATGAAAGGCAATAACGGGAGTGAACTACATCGTTTGACAGAATTAAAACCCTATGATGAGGACTTGTTTAATAGGTTATACAAAACCTGCAAACCTTTAATCCGTAGACTGGTAAGAGGGGTTGATTCTAGAAGATTCAATCTTACGCCAGATATAATTAACTCTTTCTTCTGGGATAAGTTCTTGTATGTATTTAATAAATATCAAGACGAATACGATGAAGAAAGGTTGAAAGCAACTCTCTTATCTTCCCTGCAAACTTATAAAAGTAAGTTACTGAGGAATGCTTATACTAAGCAAGCAGAGTTTAACCAAGAGTTAACTTCTTTCGAAGTGTTATTTGACAATAATAAAGAATTACTCGATGACTCGGATGAAACTCGGATTAAGGAAGAGCAATCCCAAATATTTCATCAATACATGAAGGAACACCTTACTCCGGATGAATACTTGGTTATGCAGATACAACTTGAACCTCCCAAGTGGTTTGAATCTCGTATCAAAGATTCTCACGGTAAGTTATCTATCCTTCACCTGATAGATTACTTTGAGTTGCCTAGAGATAAGTTTGCAGTTAATATGTTTTCCCGGATGAGGAAAACCATTCAGAAGGTTTTAGAACAAGCTGCAGTAGACCTTAAACAATGAAAAAGGCCAGAGCAAGGTTATTGCTAACCTCACCCCGGCCCCACTTAACCAACTCAACTATGGTTCAGTTTAGAAAGGATATAAGGGACGATTGATACAATTAGTGAATAACTCCAACATATCTTCTGGAGCAGTAAAGGTCGTAACAGTTCTAATAAAAGTAGTTATACTAGTTCCACTTGAAGCTTTGTGTTGTATATACGGGCTTAACTTAAGCTTAGGATAAACTCCACTAGTGCCAGTGGTTTGAGCAAATATCTGGTACTTAAAAGTATTATCATCACCACTCGAAGGCCAGGTTTCACCTCTTACCAAGAGTAGGTTACTCATAATTCCTAAGTTATTAGCTATCCTTTTGACTATATTGGAAGCTAATTCAGCCTCTACACCAGAATCGACTAACCAAGTTTCTAAATCTATATCGATATCTTCTGAATTACCTGCGAGATTCTTAAGGTTAAGAGAAGTTACCAGAGTTATAGAAAATGACGATACTATAATCTTACCACTTATGGAATGTAATTGGGACCCTGAACCTAAGTACTTCTCCAAAAGAGATCTACTATAAACCCGGCCAAAGTTATCGAATACCGAACATACAGCAGTACCAAATCTTGTAAGCCCATCCACTTTGGTGGTATTAACCAAACTAATAGCATGACCAGGTAATATCTTCTCCCCGTTGCCCTGTACAGACACTATCTCAAAGAAAGCCATAGGATAGGCCTGACTTGGTAAACTACTCAGATTCAGAGTACCGTCCCATACTTGATCTTTACTGAGGGGTATATTTAGAGCTGCATTAGCCAAACCCCAATCTTCGGGATTAAGAGTGGATTGATTTATATATGGCTTGGTTGAATAAATTACTAGCCCTCCACCAGCTTCATACCACTGATAGTTTATCCTTTTTGTTACTGGACTAGAACTTGTAGCTAATACACAACCACTGATTATCAGTTTAGTAAATACGAATTCGTCTTCTTTACTAACACTGTTTATGGTGTATTCGGCTTCTACTCCAAAGCCCCAACTACGCATTTGATTACTTACTCGTCTAGCTAAGTCCCCTACTTCGATTGGTACAGTACTCTGTTCTAATACCCTTACCCTATTATCCAGTCTCATCAAAGAAAAAGGATTCATTCCAAGGGGTTTAGCAGGTAATATACCCTGATATGGGTTGATACAGAGTTGATATCCAATAGATTGCATTAATTCCTTCCAACCGGGCAAAAAAGTATTCCAGGAGGGTATCCAACCTATCATGTATACCCCTAATAATGTATCAGTATTAGAATTAATAGATACACTACTTTTTTTGGTTACCCAGTCCAATATTTGAGGGTAGTTCATATCGACTATCTTGTCGATATAATACTCTGGTTCTACATGGGCATTTGTTAACCACGCTACTTTGAAATTAGAGGGGCTCGGGACTGGTTCATCCTTATTAGCACTATACCTATGAGTAGCTATTAAAGCAAATGTTACCATTTTAGATGGGTTAGACATATCTGGCCAACCTCCAGGAGGGTTTTGACCAGTGAGAGTCAGTATATCTGGTGCTATTGAAAGAAGCCCATCGGGAGTAATAAAGGCATTGAACACCTGACCAGCCGTATTATCTTTATTAGAAAGAAATACTCTTCTTGCACCCCTTTTCATATCCTCACGATCGGATGAGAATATACTACCTATAGTCAGGGTATTTTTAGTAGTATCAACCCAATCGAATCCACATACGGGACCAGTTCCATTGGCTATGGCTATGGGTTCCATCACCTCTTTGGACTCTATAAGATCTCCGTATACCTGATAAAGTCTCGGTTGTACTACTCCATTAACAACCTGAGTTTCGTTATTCTGTGCCATGATTATAATTTTAACCTATCGAGATTATCGTCGATAAAAATTAAAGCTTTAGTTAATGACTCCACCAGTCTCTGGTTCACTGAATCGTCCCCTAGTAACTCCACATCGTCGGGATTATCCTGGAATAACCACTCAAGAAGTACTCCCCAGTAATTATTACCCATCAGTACAGTGAAGTTAGCTTCCTTATCTGGGTCACTATCCGAGAAATCGGTTCGGTGTTTATATCCGTCGGTAGTAGGGAAGTCCTTCTGAAGTTGTTCGAATATTACCGTGGCAAATAAATCTGAACGAGTTTGTCCCTTGGTGGTATATATTTCAAATCCTCGGGCAGTACACCATTCATTTCCCATGCCTGCGGCATTGTTATGAAGTGAGAGCAGAAATTTAGTTCCCCCTCGGGGAGTATCTAAATTATTTGCAATCTCTTTTCTTCTAGACAACCCGATTTCGGTGTCTTTGGTATTGGTGAATGCTACTTCAAAACCCTCATGTTTGAGACTTTCAGCTAACATTTTACCTACTTTCCTACTCCATAAATATTCTTTATGTCTACCATCTGGAGATTGTTTCCCTGCCACATCTGATCCATGAGCAAAATCGATTATGGGCAATAACCTTCGTGCCATAGCTATAGTTTTTTAAGATACATTAACTTTAATCCATTTAGATACATACCCACTGATTGGTCCATGTTAGAAATTGTAAATTGGTCCTTTGGTATATATATCTGTTCTATTACCATGTCTTTTATTGCCTCATTATCTTGAGGCTCAAAGATATTTACCAGAGATTTTCCATTACAGGTGAAGTTTGATAGTAATCCACATAGTTCGGAATACTCATTATTCACCAAGCTCTCTACCTTCTTTACAGTTGACTCTTTGTTGTCTATATGATTCTCAAATCTGATTCGCAGTATCGCATACTTCAGGATGTGCCCCAAGCAATTGAATTCCCTACGTATCAGTATCTGAGCTTCAGTTATACCTATGGTAGAGTCAGCAGCTCCATCAAAGAATTCCTTTACCTGTTGTGATGATTCTGATACCACGGTTACCTTTTTATTTAGGTTCCAGATGGTATATACGAACATTACTACCATCACTAAAACCATTACCATGAATATACCGAATATCACTTTGAGTGCCCCATAATTAGAGGCAGCTTCAGCCAGTTCAATCGAAGATTTAGTTAGAGATTGAACTACACGGTCAAGTTTGGGATCTTCTTGAGCAAAAGAAGATAATAAAGCTATTAGAGGCGCATTAAACATATACAATGTAAATTAAGGCAGTGGTTTGTTCAAATACAACAGAACTGTCCTCTGGTTCAAAATATTTTACATTTACGGGTAGGTACTTGTTGACAATATTTACCAGAGTCTCTCTTACCTTATCACTATAGTCGGATGGATGTTCTGATTGTATTTGTTCCTTTTCAGCCTCTATATCTTCTTCGGTGGCATTGGGATTCATCAGCTTCCACTCTTCCAACAGTTGTTCTTGAATCTCCTGGTCTTTCCTTACCATAAAGTCCCATTGACCCTTTGGTATACCAATAGTGAGAATCATTGGGACACATTCCCAACAATCGGTCTCGGTGTCGTAAGTAGCAGAAGGAGTATCGAAGTGTGAGATAGTATCATAGTTTACAGAACCATCTCCGATGGCTTGAACTACTGAATCTTTTGTACTCTCATCTACCTCGGTAAGAGTAAAGGTTACTCCATAAAAACGACCCAATATTTCATAAAACCGTTTTGTTCCTCGTATCTTATACAAGGATATGGCGTATCTTAGAACTAACCGGAAATCAGCCGTAGGAAAACCCCTGTCTTCTTTTATCCAATTCTCTAGATTCTCCTCTGTATATGGTTCACCCTTAGTTAGTACACCGTAAGCATAGGGGATGAACCCAAAGTATTCCCATAGATAGTTCAGGAATATAGGATTAGCTTTATCCACATCCAAACATTCCATGAAATTATCTATATCGGGCATTACCTCAGTATCGAAATAGCCAGAACATACATCTATGAACCTTTCGAATATACCCTTGCCTTCTGAATCCTGATAGGTATCATTAGCTTTGTAGTAATGGTCGAAAAGATTACTGAAGATGTAATCTCTGAAGAAGGTCTTCGCAGGATTAAACCACTTCATTGATTTTAAGTGTTATATTATCCGAACTGATAGTAGGGATATTGTAGTTGTGAGGAATGAGATCTACCAGTTTACCATCGCTTCCCATCGGTTGAGTGGTTAATTGATATACTGTTCCGTTTTCATAGTTTGCATTTTCGACGGGTAAGTTAATAGTAAGGCTAAACTTAGACTTGGTCAGAGTTACCTCAAGAGGTTTACCATACTGACCCGAATATAAGGCACTACCAGATAACTCCTTATTAGCATATACCTTATAGAAAGCATTGCCATCTTCTATCACAGTCTGTATATAACAATTCTCGAAATCGGATTCTGGGTTAGAAGTGATAAAAGATATCATCTTGAAGTAGGTAATATTCAGTGCTGGTACTGATACTATCTCTTCGGTATTCTGGGAATTGATGTTTATTGCTATTGGATAAGGCAGTAAATATAACTCCGTTATAGTAAGAAAGTCAACCATTGGCTGATTATCCATGAGAGCATACAAGTCTGACTGTCTTACTGGCTTATTTATGTCTGAGTTCTGATAGTTATAAGCATCCAACAAGGCCTTCTTTACCTGATTGCTTATATCTATGGATTTGAAAGACTTCCTACCGGTAATTTCGGCCGATAAATAAATCTTAGCGGCATGTGTAGAGTATACACTTACTCGAGTAGTTAGCACCTTAGATGATTCCATCCTTTGCTTTACATTGTTGATAAGCTCAGTGCTTGCCTCTGAACCACCGTCTGGAGTAATATATACCTCAACATACTTTCCGCAGATGTAGTTACAGTAAGCTTTATCTACCCCGTCTATCAACATAGCTATGGCTTCATAATCTTCTTTAGTGATAGCTACTCCGAGAGTTCTGATACTCAACGGTATGTGTTCTTTAAGTGTATCGAAGTCTTCATAGTCTGAGCCTCCAGTAGCAGCTATGGTATTAGTAAGAGTAAGACCAGAAGTCACATCCGTCATTACCTCAGGAACTTTGTCAAACTGGTTTGCAGGTATGTTACCATTTGTACCATAAGTCAGATAGTACTGACCCTTAATGAGTGAACCTATGGTTGGTTTCCTACCAAACTGACCATCACCAAATACCAGGTACGGAGTGAGAGTAGTATCGAGTTCTACCTTGTATACCTTATCACCTGGACCTGAATAAGCAAAGGTATCTACCAGAGTCCAGGCCTCTCCACCAATGGTAAGTACCATAGAACCCTCTACATACTTCTTATCCGTAGGTAAGTCTCCCAAAGTTATGATAATATCATGAGAGGTATAAGTACCCAGTTCTACTTCTTCCACGGCCTCTTTCTGAGCTACCGGTACTTTATAAGTATATGTACCCCTTTCAATAGTTACATTGCGAGTAGTTATCCACTGTTTACCATCCTTTGAATTGAATATAGTGTTCTGGGGTACTTGTATATCTACCGGGAAAGGACTCCCGTCTTGCATATATACTGTTAAGTCTACTGAAGATGGGATAGCTGATTTTATGTGGTAATCTACCAGCTTAGCATGCTTGTACAATGACGAGTACCTTCGGCAGGTTGGAAGGAAAGCTTCTCTTGCCATGCCATCAATGTAGTAGTGTATCACCTCAGCAATACCTGCAAAGATTGAGAGTGTAAGTATGAATATATTACCTTCACTCATATCCGTTATCTCTGGAACCCTTTCATTCAGAGATTGAATTAGTTTGGCTTTTATGTCATTATATGACCTCTGAAAGGGAGTGAGCCAGGGGTTGCTAGTAGACATTTGTTGTGGAATTATTTAAGTTATACTGAAAGTTTAACTCTTCTACCCTCCGAGAGTTCTGCACCTTGAAGTATATAAGGAGTCTTATGGATTCCTTAGTGGGTTTCAGAGCAAATACCTTTAATGCCGTTATCCTTGGTTCCCAGGCTGCTATACCATCCTTCACGAAATTTTTAATCATGAGGTTGAGAGCACTTGTGTTAGGTTCTTCCAAACATTCCCAGGTTCGAGAACCAAAGTCTTCTTGTCTAAATCTTTGGCCTATTTGATAGGTTAAAATAGCTGTGAGATTCTGCTTTATTAAAGCAACATCTCCTCGAAGTATATACCACCCTATTTTTGGTACTACTCTTCCATCTGGCAGCTGTACTGATTCGGGTTTACCATCTTTTCCAACGGATTGTTCAAGCTTTATCGGAAAATAGGCACCACTACCAATAGTGTTGAGTTGATTATAGTTTGCCATCAGTTAGGTTGTTTAATTGTTTCACTTTCGATATCCTCCACCTTAGTCTCTTCTAATTTAGAACCAGCCCAAGATGAAGCAGCAGTTTTCAAAGCACTACCCCCATCCTGAGGTTTAGGAACCCAGCTAGTAAATGCTTGTTTGATTTTATTTAAGTCTTGCTCGATTTTATTTAACCTTTCCACTACTGAATTTGATTCGGGAATACCAACTTCTCCCCCCTGCATTATAATGTTATTAGCATCGACGTTTATGTTACCGTCTAGAGTCTTAACAATTATATCTTGTTGGATTATTGCAGTTAATACTCCCGATTCACTTTCATCCAGTATAATCTTATTGCCTTTGGGTGTAATAAACCCAAGTACATAAGGTTTGTCCAGGTCAGGAGGCATCTCTCCGATTGCCCACCCATGATAAGACCAGAGTGGATGTCTTGGGTCCCCATTTTCAAATTCTACATATACTATAGAACCTTCACGAGGAGACAACCATTTGAACCCAGAACCTGGACCTCCTTGTTGATGTTTAGGATAAGCCCATACTTCTACACCTCTTAAAATATTTGGAAGATGTACACATACCTTATTTTGAGAGTCTGGGTCATTAGAAGTTATTACTATACCTCGGTAGGTAGAATAGAACCTTCCAATAGCCTCTATACCTCTCTGTTGAATTAGTTCGTATATGTTCATTGTTCTTTTGGACTTATATTCCTACCTACTTGAAAGTCAGTCCTTGAATCCACCTCAATGGTATAATCAGCGGGGTTATCTGGATTCTGACGTACTAATATTTGTCTACCAGCTCTTTGAGGATTCTCTTTATCTTCTTCCTTCCAGGTTGAAGCCCTGTACCTTTCTACCTCAGATTTTATTCTGCTGGGTATTTTCCAAGCACCCGTAGTATATGACTCTTCGGCTACATCGTGAGCTTTCTGAAATACTTCTTGGAAATTTACCGAAGTAGAGACCTTATTTAAGATGGAGTTACGAGATTTCTTTTCAAAAGTAACCTCAGTAAAATACCCACCCGTGTCAAAGCTATGCTCTACCTCTTTAGCATACCAATCATCAGAATACCTTTGGCCTACATTCTTTATCTCTATAATCTGAGAAGACTTCATATTGGGATTACCCACAAACTTAGCTTTAGCCTTAATTTGACTATTTACTGACTCTATAATGTCATTGGACATAAAGCTACCCATGGTTAAAAATAGGGGATCAGATACTACTCGTACACCGGGCACTTGTATCTCTATCTCCATTTCAGCCAATACCTTAGAACGATCTGAACCAGGATGATCGTATGGATAATCTCCGTAGGGTCTTTCTTCTGATGCTCTTTGAATAATTAAGCTCACATCACTTCTCTTCTTAAGAGCATTGTAACCTTGTCTCCATCTATTCTGCCAGTAAGCTGTACTACTGTTAGGAGCATAATCTATGGGATTAAGCTTTACCAGTACTTTTCTCCGAATGACAAAGTTAGATACCTCATCTGGAGGCTGAGGAAGTTCTACATCGGTTTTACCTGAACGTATAGCATCTTCAAACTTTTTTAATTCATCCTGATACTTTTTCCACTCGGCTTCTATCTGAGAGTTGTATGATTTAACTTCGGCTTCAGTTAGCGAAGGATTAGAAGATATCTTCTGTTTAGCATCAGTTATAGAATTATATACTGGGGGTTTTTTAGAAGAATTGTTTACTTTACGACAAGTAGAAGTACTCGGTACTATAGCTCTTTCAAACTTTGCCATTCTAGTAACATCCCTCTGCTGCCTTGGCACTCCAGGTTTATTCTCTTTTACATAAGCATCTGGCTTACATGGATCATCGTTAGTAGGTATACATTGAACTACTTCTGTTTCTACAGTTTTGGTATCTGGGTCTATACTTGAAGCTTTACCAGCTTCTATACTCTGTACGTATTTAGTTTGAATCCTAAACTCGAGTAATTCTCCGGTTCCACCGGCATAAGTGTATGCAAATACGGTTTTACCTGACTGCTTTCCATTATGTATCTCTATCTTGTTATCACGAGTGTCTACAAAATTCGGGCCTCCTGACATAGCCTTAGCTATACCAACTAACTGAGAATACTTGTTTAAGAAAGTTGCTGAACCAACTATTGCAGTGCCTTCTGCAAAAGTTGCCGGTATCGTCTTTAACGAGTATCTATCTGGGTCCTGAGAGGGCTTGGAAAAATTCTCTGGGGTTAGTTCAAGCAATTTTACTCCTACTAACCCATCGTCTATCTCCTCGGAATTTTGTATCCTTGTATAGCAAGGTAAGCATGGCTTACTTTTCTCGTTGCTCTGTTTTGCCATCGCATGGTTGATTATCTGTTATTACTAAAGCTGTACCAGCTTTTTGAGAGTAATCTGTTATAATTAAAGGCATTTTACCTAAGGCTAGTTCCTTGAATACCTCTATATATTCAGTCTTATTACCCACAAACTTTGAAGGTTCAGCTTCCAAAAACATTTTTGCATCGGCAAATTCTACAGTAAACTTTACCCCCTCTGGGGTGAACTCAATTTGATGGCTCTTTATGTTTACCAGTCTTACAGGACCAGATTTGAAAGAGCTATCACTGAATATCCATCCCCACTGTATTTTCAAAGGCATCTTGAACTGTAAGGATGGATGGTCTACTATTCCTACAAAGTCAGTTACTATAGTAAACTTACCTTTGTCTCCTTTACCTTCTGTGTACTTGTAATTGAAGTTCTCGACTTCCATACCAATGGGAATACCGTTGAACTCGTCCATAATAGGAGAGCCGGCTCCATCGAATATGGCAAGGTATGGAGTACCATTACCGTTTACAAGAATGGGTTTGCTATCCTCCATAATTCGGTATGATTAACTCCATATCCTCATGGACATCCTCGAAAGGATTGAGAATATCATTGGCATCCGCAATTACTCCCCACATTCCAGAATCTCCATAGTATTTGAAGGCGATGTTTTGGATTGTTTCTCCTTCAAGTACCGAATGAATTATATGATCTGAAGATATTGCAGATATATTTCTTTCCAAAGATACATCCCCGTCTGGGAACTTTATTACATAACTGTCCTCATAAGGACTTGTTCCTGGGATAGTAACCATAGTTATTTAATTTTGTGTACCTACTCTCCCTGTATCGGAGTTTTCTAGAGAATTTACTTCCCCACCATCAAATATTACTCCAGGCGTATACTGCAACTTACTAGTGGGGATTATTTCTTCCCAAGTTCGGTTGTTTTTGGTTACCCTTTTGAAGGTGAGGGTTTGAGTTGCACAGTTAGGAAATAGCTTAAGGTCGAAAGGTTGACTTACGGTATTTACTATCCTTTGACCAGTATCGGGGTCATGGTCATATCTTTTCCTCATACGGGCTGCATTCTGAAAATGAGTGAGCTCGTATGGAGCCGAAGCCAATATGAAAAGGTCGTCTTCGAATAACCCAGAATTACCCCACTGTATTCTCAAGGTAGGAGGTGATGCCGAGTAACCATTAGCTCTTGCCCAAGATTCGAGCAATCGGCATTTATTTACCACATCATCCCGATGTTCAGCATCTACTGAATACCAGGAAATATCAAAGGTTATGGTATCTTCTCCTCCCGTGTAGAAATAGAAAGGATTGTTACGTCCCATGGATTTAACTGCAGCCCATGTAGCAGCGGGTTCTACCCGTAACCTATCTGGCCTGTTTTGAATCACTAAGCTTACAGCTGGTGATACATTCAGGTTAGCAATAACGATGTCGTTCTTTATCAGTTCGGAAGTCAATTTGTTTGCTACGGTATAATCTATGGACTTAGCCTTCAAAATCTGTTCAGGAGAAACCCCAGCTGTTTCAGCAGCTATACGATTCTGAGTCCAATGGTCCTGAGCCTGAGCTAAAGAGAACGAACCCTTTCTGGCTACATGCAGATTCTTTGCGTCATAGGCTTTACCCATCTTATTGGGTTCTGCCTTAGCCATTGGAGAAGTAGCCCTGTTTATGAGTATCAGGGCTCTCCATACCTTATTGAGAGGAGATTGGAATATTCTCCCCTGCTCAAGGTCAGCTACTTCTTGAGCTACTTTTCCTAATGGTTTTCCTATGAGTGATGCCATGATTTATTAATTTACTCCAGCAGCTACATTTATTTCTGAATCTCTTTCACCAAGGTACTCTTCCAGGAACTTCTTGCCATCTACATTTACAGTTAAGTGAGTACCCTGATTACTTATATTATTGAGTTTATCAGTATATAATCCTAACATCTGTACTAACCATCGTATTTCCTGAATGGTTAATGCTTGAAGATTATCCTTTTGTTTATAACCTTCTCTACTAGCTTTGATAGCAGATGCTAAGTCATTGGTAGCTCTAGTATTCTCGTCTTGTGATGATTGATTATTCTTGAGGGCACTGTATATCATGGGCCCAACTATGGATATGCCAGTAATGGCCAATCCAAGTGGACCTCCAAACATACCGAGCAATCGAGAACCAAATCCCAATATACCTCTGCCTATAGAAGCCAAGGCTCCTCTGGAGGCAGCCCCTGCAGCGGCTCCGGCAGCACTACCCATTAAACCCCTAGTCATTTGACCTGCATTAGTAGTGGTTACCATAGCAGCAGGTACAGGAGTCCACCCAGTAGCTCCTCTACCGGTTTGAGCATAGTATCTACCATTAGCTCCCATCTTTGCTGGAATATTACCATTATATAAATAACCTGGTAAACCAGCCATACCTGCAACTGTAGCTGCACTTGCCCCTATACCAGCCATCCTCTGAGCTTTGATAGCTTGCTCCATCCTAAGGTACTCATGGGCAGATAAAGTGGCTTGATTCCATCCACCTACCATCAGCTTTATCATGGTTCTGAATGAAACTTGAGAGTCACCGTTTAACAATAACCAGCGTGCTCTAAGTCCCATCCATATAGAGCCTATTTTTAATCCGACAGCTGCTATAGCAGCAAATCCAGCTATCCAAGGACCGAACGGAGTTGCCATTAAGTCACGAAGCTGTGATATTGCCCAACCAAGCATATCCAGAAATCCCGTTATAATAGGATTCTTACCCAAGGCTTCACTGAAAGTAGTCATAAGATTCTCTGCAGCAGATTGAACAATATCGATTTTACCTGCAAGAGTTTCCATTCGTTTCCCTACTACCTCTTCAGCAAATCCAGCAGAGTTGTTTTGTATCTTATTTAACAGGTCAAAGTAACCTTCAGTATCACGCATGATTGCAACTGCAGCACGCATACCACGTACACCGAAGATACTCTTGAATACAGCATTCTGGTCTATAGTAGACAATCCTTGAGTAGCTTCTTCTATTTTACCTAAGATTATGGCAAAATCTTGGAGATCTCCATTGGCATCCACAAAATCCTGTTTACTCAGTCCTAATCTAGCTAAAGCCTTAGCTCCCTTGAAGTTAGGGTTGGTTAATGACTGAGTCAAGTAGTCTGCCATGTTTCTTATAGAAGTACCTGCCATAGAACCCTGAATACCTGCATTACCCAGAGTACCTATCATGGCAGCTACTTGTGGTAACTGCTGTCTCAGAGTTACCATGGATGCAGCTGAGTATTTTATAGATTCAGCTAAGTCTGCCATGGATACATTTGATGACATAGCCGCCTTAGTAAGCTGGTCTCCAACTACATTAGCTACATTTTGACCCTCTAATTTGAAGGTCTTCATGATATTGGTCAGTAAGTCAGCTGTGCCTCCTTTACCTCCCAACTCCATGCCCGTGGCATTAGCCATCATGGCTGCACCAGATATCATTTGCTGAATCTGGTTTGCATCATTACCTGCCATTGCCAAGTATTTCATACCTGAAGCTATATCCCTTGACATGAACATGGTCCTTAAACCTAATGTCTGGGCAGTTTCGGATAACCCAGACATTTGATTTTCGGTAGCTCCAGATATAGCTCCCACTGAAGTCATCATGTCTATGAAATCAGCTCCGGTTTCTATAGTAGTGGTTAATGTTGATACTATCGAACTGGCCACACCACTGGCTATATTAGCGTACGACTGAACTGCGGTTAAGTTAGCCTGTACAGCATTCTTAGCATCCCTATGTAAACCTCGGATGACTGAGCTAGCTTCTCTTGCCTGGTTTGAAAACCTATCTTGAAGGACAAGGGCCACACCTATCTCTAGTTGTCCTGCAGAAGGACTACCACTTGTAAAAGCCATATAGTTTCAGATTTATCGAACAAAAGAGAGCTGCCCTACTTTCCTTTGGGCAGCTCTTTCTCAAGGGCATTGTAATATGCTTCGGCGGCTTCTATAAATTTCTTCCTTCGCCGCCAGGGGAGCTTTGCTAGAGTGTTAAAGTCAATACTAATATTAGCTTTAACAATGTATAGATATACATCTTCTAGTTCTCCCGTGGGTAGAAAAAATTATCTACCGCCATCACTGGTACCATAATCTTCTGTCCCGTTTCGGGGTCTTCGATTTGAGTAGTACCGTGGAATAGGGGGTCAAACCCTTTGATAGCAGACCTTATGTCCATCATATCTTTTGGGCTGAACATCCGGAAGTTCTTCACGGGTTCATAGTTGTCACCAACCCTCAGTTTGAGATTACGAGCAACCAACTCCTGATTCTTCGTACGTTCATTTGCGGGGAGATTTAATACATAAGCCTCTCCGGCTGCATTAAGAAGATCGAAGCACATCTCCTTTCCACTTTTGGTAGTGAAGTGTATTTCAGAGTTTTGTTTAGATACCGGGTAGAATGGAATGGCATTTGGTTTTGCTTCCATTTCTTCCATAGTAGGAACTACTCCATAATCGAAAAGGAACTCTTCCCGAAGGTTTATTTCATAATCTACCTCACGAGTCTGACCATCGGCAGGACCGTCCCAAGTATACCTGAAATCGAGAATCTCTCCTAAAGAGAATACCCGAGAGTTTATCATGATGGCATACCTATCTAGTGAAGGCATTTTCTGCACATCCTCGGGAGTTAATAATCGATTGGCGGTCATATCGGTATCAGTTACAATGCCTGCAATGAACTTAGAGATATTCATGAAGGTTTTGGCATCTACCGGGTTGGAGAGGATATCATCATCCTCTCCATTCTGTTCCCTGATAGTTACTTCGTAACCGCTTGGGAGTTTGAAGGTAAGTTTTTTACCATAAAGTGTTTGTTCTTCCATATTGTTGAGTTGTTAAGTATATTCCCCAGATTATAGTCTGAGATAACGAAAAAGGGAGAGTTCATTACTGAGCTCTCCCTTGGTGATTCACTATTACAGCTTCTCGCAAGTATCTACTGAGAACTCTAAATCCTCCAGAGTGTTGTCCGAACTCATTCGGTCTAAGTCCTGTCCGTTTACCTTGCAAGGCCATACTCCAGTACAAGTCCAGGAGTTTAGGATAGATACTCCATCCTCGGCCAGCTCATTGATGAGTACGGTTTCCTTGTACTGACTCGGTGTTAAACCTCCCCCGAGCAGCATATCCTGTACTGACATCAGCCAGTCCCATAACCAAGTATCTGAACCAGAGGTTGTTTCCAACTTGGATGCAGTTAAGTTACCAACCGATACTCGGCCGCCGGTCTTTACGTCGTAGTTTACATCCCCATGTGCAACCTGTTCAATAGTTATCTCAGGTACAGTTACCTTCTGAAAAAGGAAGGGGTTAATGGGATGCTTGACAAATACAATTTGCCATAAGAACTTCTTCCTTGGGTTTTTTACTTTAGCTCCTGCCATAGTATTTATCGTATTTATTTATTAGTTATTCTGGGCAGAGATGGATACTTCACCAGTGCTCTTGTTTATAGCAATGTCGATGATGACATCCATTTCGATATCCTGCATAGGAACAACCTCTTTGTACTTCAGCTGAGCCCGGTATTTACCCTGGCGAACGTCGGCCTCGTTATTTATCTGAAGCTCATCGTAACTCTGGGCATCCTGATCACCTATCCACTCGTACGAGGTTATGGCATTTCGGGTCTGCAGATCGTCCAGAATATCTTTTGCTTCGTAGTAAATAAGTTTCCACGTATCGAAGGTATTAGGCTCTTCGATGTAGCTCTCCAGAATTGGCCGAAGATTTTTCTTCAGGTAGAGATTGAGACGAACTATAGAGATGAATTTCTCCGAGTCATCTACTGGGTTCGAAGTGAAGCCATGCCATAGCATAGTACGCTGGCCCTGAGTACGGGTGTTCTTTATTACGAACAGGTTCATGTACCATTGAGCGAACTCATTAAGAGTATCTACTTCAGCAGGTCCTCCCAAGTTCTTCATAACCGGACCAAGTGCCGAAGTGATTACACCCCTATTCATACCCGAGAATGAATACCAAGGCCCATAGGTAGAAGCACAAATAGCATCGAGTCCAATTACTGAACCGAGCACATCGCATTTCTGAAGAGAACCGTTTTCGTTGTAGTACTTGATACCACCGCCGAAGTATGACACCTCTTTCTTTGCACCAATGGCCTGTACCAAAGTCTTAAGTGCCGAGAGTGTCTCTTCGGGAGTTGCAGGAATACGAGTATCCGGAGCATACTTTGGTACTTCCACATACAGCATCTGTTCGAAGATGTTGTGTACATCGGCTGCTACTGAGATATATACTTTGGTATAATCAGTTGGCAAGTGCTGATGTATATGAGAGAGTATTACAGAGTATGCCTCATAATAGGCTTTACTTGCCTGATAAGCAGATATCCACTCGTCTGCCGTGGGAGTAGTACCAGCATTTCCCTCGGTACACTCCATATATACGTTAGATTCCGAAATCTCATCGGATTGTACCGTACCCTCGGATATCTTACCCACCGTGATCATCGAGTTCCAATTCGAGAACTGACGAAGAATGGATATGATATCTTCCATGGTCTGAATACCCGTTGCCAGGTTTGCCATAGTACCCTGACCATCTCCGGCTTTTCCCTGAATAGCTTCGAAAGTAATGTTTGGAGCATTGTCCAGGAAATTCTGCAGAGTATTTACATTTATAGAAGGATTGGTTACTCCCTTGGAAGTGTTTGCAGATACTGCCGAGAAGAACAGCATTTCGTTTAGCATGCTGTCGTAAGTCGGAATATTGGTAGTATCATCCCGGCCACCATACTGAATGATGCTTGCACGGAGTGTTGGTTCCGTGGATACATTCAGCTTCAGGTAAAAAGGACGATTGAGATTAACTCCCGTATCATCCAATACCGGAGAACCAGCCTCTCGAGTACGTATGGCCATGTGCATAGAGAGACTGTTCTCAGCCCCACTCGGGTCGGAAATAGTAATGGAAATAACCGAAGAACCGTCTGGTACCGATACCGAGGGAACTGCCTGAGAAGAAGCCGGTGTTACCGACATAGGCTTTGCCCAACCATAAGTAGCCCCAACTCCAGCTACTCGTGATACCCGGACTTTTGCACCCATTTCCAGGGCTTTCATGATGTTTGATACCGAACCATCCGGAACTATTTCCGAACCGAAGATGCGAGTGAACTGTGAGGGAGTTGCAATCAAGTCCTTCGGGTCTTCGAATGGACCCTTAGTAGTACGGGCTACTACATTGATTACACCCAACAGAGGTACACTTGATTGTACATTCAGGTTCTTAAAATTGAACCTTACTCTTGGAGTCTGTGGCATATAATTATTGATTAAGGTTATGATAGTAAAAAAGAATCCACCTCCACGTACCCTCAAGTAAGAACCAGGGTCGATTGGAGGTATAGGTGGGTCAGACTCCTTGGGGAACCTTCAGAGTGTAATCGGCATTTTCTAGAAGCACGGAAATATCTCTTATTGGAGTAATTACCTCTGGAGGAGTGTTACCATCTAAGAGGCAATCCTGTACTTCAAATTGGTATACCTTTTCCATCAACCCATTATCCAAATCCGGCATGTTATAAAAATTAACTATCCGGAGGAATATATTTCCTGTGAATAGAAATTTGGGTTCTTCGTATGGTTTTAGGTAGCCTCTTTGAGGAACTGACCAGAACATAATCTGATGCAACAGTCTCATGTGTTCTGCAGAATGAGCACACAGTCTTATGTTCATGTATTGTGATAGGGTTTCATAAGGTACTTCAGTTGCAGTGTAACCTATGCCCTCTTCTTTCTCTATTATCTGTCTCGGTAGTCCAATATCTCCAGGATAGAATCCTTCGGAATCAACCACGATACGGGGGGTTTCTTTTATACCCTTAGAGTGGTTATTACCTACTCCGAATATACTGACGTAGAAACCCTTTTCGTCAGTGATCTTTTTCAGGTCTTCTTTAAACCGTTCAGCATTTGCTGCACTGGTTGGAAGATAGTCTTCTGGATTTATAGTGTAGCCCAACTTGATAGCCATATTTAATATAGCCACGTATATGGACCTCTCTATAATTTCCTGAGAATTTACCATTTTACTTGATTGGGTCTTACACCATACTTTTGAAGTTCTTTACGTATCTCCGTTAGGATAAGTTGCTTGAGCTTATTCTTACCACCAGCGGCCTTAAGAGAAGGTGCCCATACTGGCCTGGGTGGAATCCTACCATCGCTGGAGCCAAATTCCAACATCATAGCTAGTTGGTTTAGTGTTAGCTTCTTTTGAGAAGAGCGTCTGGTTCCAATAGGCAATCCTATTAAAACCCTCGATTTATACCTATATAACCCAACTGACCTCGAATAAAGGCCAGTCAGGTTATAAATAGGGTGTTGTCCCCACCTTTCAATAGTAGCTGGAGATAGCGGTTGCCAAGTTACTCCTCCACCCATAGGTGGTATACCCAAAGTTAATGACTTCTTTACGATTGCAAGGAGGTTTCGAGAGAATATACCCACGGCTTTATCATATCCCCTTTGCATACTTGGCCCGAGATTACTGACCAAGGCTTCTACCCTTTGCCATTCACCTTCAAGTTTTACCTGAAGTACAAGGTCAGATACTTTGGGAAGTGTGATATTGACCTTCCTTGCCATTCATTAGAAATGTTTATCGTAAAAAGCTTTCAGTTCAGAGTAAGCAGTCCTTATGATGCCGTCCTTATGATAATGGAACTCACCCGTATAACCTTCTATTCCCCCGAGCTTGTTTGCCCATTTTTCAGTCCAGAAGTCGTAATAGTTATTAGCACTGTTATGGAACATACAGTGTAACCCACTACATAAGCCCACGATTGGTAAGTATAATGGACCAAGAATTCGAGATTGAATACAATGACCAAACTCGTGATCATATACTGGTTCTCTTAATCCTGACTTCTCTGATAGGAAGATATAGTTTCCTAAACTTACTCCTCCATTCATTGTTGGAGCCACATAGAAAGCAGTACTCCTTTGTTTTAGGATTCTTTTCTCACCCCGTAGGATTATTTTATAACCGAGTCCGGCAAGGTTTTGAGGTAATTGCCAAATATACAAAATGATATGCCCAAGAATATGCAGGAACTTACCAAACTTAGTTTTATGTTGGTGTTCTTTTAAGATACTGGACATTGCCTATTCTTTCTTATTTTATGCCCTTACTTTTAGATAGTGTGCAAAATACCCGGCAATAAAATATACTATCGGATATATGATTAGTAAGAGTGCTACCAATCCATTGTCAAGCCATCTCCAAATGCAAGAGAAGATGATTACCGAAGCTATGGCTAATGCAATGTATAGCCATCCAAGTTTTGTAATGTTCATTTTTGTCGTTGTGTTAAGTTTATCGATTAAGCATACATAGGCCATTGTTCTGGCAGTACCACCCAGTGGACCCAGATAGTAGGGAGCGATTCTTCTAAAGGCATGGAATACCTTAAAAATTGGACTACTCCCACCTATGTTAGCGCAAACATGTTAACTCTTTATGCCGAATCTGAGGGGGGCAACTCTTATGGCCCAAATTACTTAATAACGGGAGTGTATAATATTTCCGGAATTTAACCATAATCCCCCTCGTAATTGAGGGGGATTTTGTTATAACTTGGCGTATATATTTTTGATACGTATAATTCCGCCTGATACACCGGAGTCCAAACCATACGATGTTGTTATAATGACAAAACTTGTCTGGTTATTTACCGTTGCAACATTCAGTTTTACTTGACCTATGTTTGTGCCGCCTAAAGCTCGAGAATTTATATCACACATCGTACTACCAGAAGCTAAACGGAAGAACATTAAAGCAGAAGATGTTTTTACCGTGCCTCCAGTAACTGATGTCTGTACATCAGCTTCTATGAAACAAGTAGTATTGGCTGGTACTGATCGGGTTAATGACACCACAGTAGTAGAGCCATTAACAAGAGAGCAATCTATATAACCACCATTAACTTTAGTATATCCTGGAATTGGAGCTGTGTATATACCTAAAGGGAAAGTGCTACTGTCTACAACCTCACCGCTATTGTTTATTACCATCTGGGCTCTGTATAAAGGAACTACCCCACCACCCGGATAGACTAATAGATCTACACCAATATAGTAATAATCTCCGCCGTCATATACACATTGTGCATATCCACAAACTGTTGATTCCTCTACTGTAATGTGCGATGCAGTAATAGATATATAATCATATATATCAGAACCTGGATCAATGTAAATAGGCAACATTTTGCCGTACTCAAATTTGGGGAATGCTGCTGCTACAACCGTTGCCACGCTTTCAGCATCCGCAACAACGATTGGTTCTGATGCCCCTCCACCCTCAAGGGCCGTCCACTGGGTGGTGCTCCCGATGCAGGCTCCCAAATACGCCTTAGTCGATCCTGTCTTGAAAGCAAAGATTTGGAAATAATTTCCTTCGTTGCGGCCCATGGAGATGAAACCATTGAAAATTCCAGACTCCGGAAATTGGTTCGCCTCAGAGGCCGTAACGCTATTCGTAAAAAACGGTATAAAATCCCCTGGCTTGTAACTATACAATAAAGCACTAAGTGCTGGTTCAGTAAAGGCAGTAACCTGTACGGCTTGTCCCAAACGAGTAATAGGAGTAGTATTCCATGCTACAACGTCATCTCCCAGATTTGCACGCCCAGTGTAGAACATGCCACTTACAGTATCTACCATCATGTAGTACAGCAATCTTTGGTCTCCGGTTATGAAGATAGGACTTGCAATGGCTACACCTACAAATGAAGTGGCTCCATGATTAGAATTAGGGGTATTACTTGCATCATTGGCATAGAATAAGAAACTCTCCCCATCCTTAGTTATGTTAAGTCCAGGAAGTGCAAAGTCAGTAATTTCAACTGTTTTAACACTTGCATCGGGTAACTGTTGCCATGCGGTAGCATACGCCCCGGCTGATTTATATGTATATATCGTCGGTATACCATTAACTTTATTGCTAGTTGTCATGCCAACATACGAAGCCATCAGACTATTGTATTTAATGGCATAACCAAACAACCCAACACCTGGACCCTTAACTGCATCTTGTGCACTTGTAAATGTGACAATTTCGCCGACCTTAATATCGGTTAAGAAACTAACATTTCCTCCGTCACGGAGTTTCCATGTATTAGTTTGAAAATTAGTGACTACAACTTGTTTAACCCCCTTAGCAGGAGCCAAGTTGGCTATATTCTGCAGTGTAGTCCTCTGACTAGCCGATATCTGAATTTTCTCTTCACCTGTTGGAGTTACATCAGTAAACTGAGAACTACCTATCTCATGAAATTCTGCCATGGTATCTTAATGTTTTACTGTTTTACTTTTATTTTGCATTCTGTTGCCTATACCCAGCTTTAACATCGTCATAAAGAGATATGATATTAGAGAATGTAGCTACAATTAGACTATCAGTCATCTGAACTACTGTAAGATAGGCTTCAGCCTGTTGAGCAGTTGCTACTCTGGTAGTTGTAGTCCTGAATACTAATGTCTTTCTTCTCTCTACTCCTGTTAGATTAGTATCTGAAGTTATAAGAGATTCAGAACTTCCTCCTATCCCGGTGTAGTCAATGTAAAAGTTGTCACCGGAACCGTCATCCCAAGGTATAGTAACTTTTGCCATACATTAAATATTAAATTTAGCGATATAGAGGGGATATCCCACCCCTCTATACCAAAATCCCTCGGTCCTATGCCTTGGGAGTAACCGTAAAGGTAGTGTTGGTGTCCACCGTAACCTGTACTGCCGAACCATCCTGAGGAACATCGACTGAAGTCGGTGCAACTTCGATGAATGGGTCACCTGCAGTCTGATTGAGAGTAGCAGTTACTTTCTGACCACCATTAGCTGTAGCAATAATCTGTTGCGTACGAGCTTCTATGGTTTCATTAGCTGCAGCACTCAGTGTAAGGCTGAAATTATATTTTGCTTTAGCACCTGGGTCGCCAGCGATTGCAACACCGCTTGTAGCTTCAGCACCGTTTGCCGTAAACTTAATAGCTGCAACATCAGCCCCGATAATATCTCCCGTACCCTTAGAAAAGGTGATTTTGGTAGTGTTTGATACACCGGTTAAGGTTATCGTACCACCATCCTTATCTACTGCCGGGTTAGTATTATCAAACCTGATAAACTCGGCTGCTGGGAGATGATTAGCAATGAATTGCTTCTTCTCAGCTACTCCTGTACCCTCTACTTCAAAGGTAGCAACCTGTGCTAAACGATTCCCTCGGTTAACTACTTCGGCTTTTACCTGAAGAGTAGTATCACCAGAACCAGATGATGGATTAACTACTATACCATTCTGTTTTACTTCGGCCATTTTTTTTTTTTATTTGGGTTTAACTTTGAATGTCGTATTAGTCTTTACGGTAGTTTCATCCTCATAGTTATTCATTTCGCTTAACTCAAGGATGTACTTAGTTAACTCTACGTACCTATCGGTGTTCTCCATGTAGGAGAGTATCTTTTTAGTTTCTTCTGGAGTTTCTCTCTTCAGTACTACAAAAAAGAGCAAAGCTTCATCATGTGCCTGAGCAACCTGAGTATCACCAGTTGGTGAATAGACCTTTCCATTGATTACGAACTTATCCTGTACCCAGTCAAAGTTCCAATAACCTTCTTTGGTTAGATGTCCATTCTCTTCAAGTGACCTTTTAGTTACATACAGTACAATATTGATTCCATCTAGTTCGCCTGAGACAGTCTCTTTTAATGAAGGCCATGTTCTTATAAAGTTGTACTGAATCAATCCGTCCAGAAAGTACGGTTCGTAGTTATTACCAGTATCTTCACCGTAAGACAGAATCTGGTCAAATCTCTTTAACCAGATTAGAGGTTGTTTACCTGCATCCACTTCAACAAAGTCATTTACAATGGCCTTGTATCGGTCCCATACTCCTTTTGTAATCCTTTTCCTCCGTGCCATACCCTATTTCTTTACAGGGAAGCCTGGGTCTGGGCCATCTAATGGTCCTGGCCTCCGGTGGTTGACTACTTTTGGAACTACTACCTTCTTCACTGTTCGGCAAATGGGTAGATAGATGGAAAGTCTTTCAGCAAGCATACACAGATTTTGTTTAAGTATATCAATAACTCCACCTGGTTGCATTGCTTTTATGACATTGGATGAGGTTTTAGATTCAGAGTCAGTATCGTTGAAGAATTCTACCTCAGTTGGACCTGTTTGTATTCGCTTAACCTCACCTGAACCCAGGCTTGACTCTGAAGACTCGGATTCAGATGTAGAGGATGAGTTACTCTCTTTAACTGATTCTGCAGTGGCACCAACCATCAATGAAATCTGCACTACCATATAATCATAGGCTGCCAATTCCATAATTAGCTGGTTTTCTAGAGCTTCGTAATACAACTCATTATTAAATTCCTCTATAGGTACTTCATGATTTACTAGCGGCTGAATATATAGCTGCCATTTTTCAATAAACTGTTGCTTCTCTTTAAGCGTAAGTTTACCGAAAATATCCTCAGGAATATAAGTGTCTATCAGCTCATAGATACTGCCAAGCAACTGGGTCTTTACCTCTTCACTAACCCCAATAACCTGAGTCTTTGATAATGCAACTCCACCGACATTGTTAGTTATGGTCATCTTGACCACATAGTCACCGGAAGCTTCATAAAGATGGGAAGCAGTTACCACACCTACATGTGATTCTGTCTTCCCATCACCAAATGCCCATGTTACTGTAAAGTCGTAGGGTAGTTCATCAGCGAATCCCCTAAACCTTGCATTGAGTCCAACTACGGTAGATAAAAAATCTACCTTTTCCATAGTTTACTCGTCGTCTTCGTCCTTCAGCTCATCGAGGATAGCATTCACCAAGTCAAGCTTGGTATCACCTTCCTCCGGCTCAATCTCCAAAGAGAGAGCCAAAGCCTTTAACTCCTCGGTGTTGAACTGTTCCTTGATTTTCTCGGGAGCTTCCTCGGCCTCCAAGAGGTCTTCGAACTTCTTACGAACAGCTTCCAGGTCAACTTCCTTCTTAGGAGCTAATGGAGCACCTTTCGGGAGGGGTTCTTTGAACTCCTCGGCTTTGGCTTCGATGAGATAGCCATTTGCCAAGGCAGCCTTGATAACCCGTAGGTTGTACTGTTTGTCTGTTAACTCCACAACCTCTTTGCGGAGAACCTTGATTTTCGAACCCTGGTCATAGAAGATACTGGCCTTGGGACTCAGTTTTACGTATCGTTTACTTGCCACAGTTAAATTAGTTAAGGGGGCGGTATTAAGCCGCCCCAGGTTTGAGTTATTGGGTGTTACTCGATGATACCTGTCAGGTACTTGTCGACATCCATGTAGTCGGGGAATCCGTTGGTAGAGAATTCCTTCGTCGCATCGATGAGGATAGAAGCATCCTGATACATCTTCGAGAAGCCCGTCGTCAGCGAAGCATAGATAGCCTCGGTCTGATTCGAAACGATACGTTCCGACTCCAGCATCAGCTGTTTTGCAGTCAGCTTTATCATAGCTGCTGCCGGGTCTACGAGCATTACCTCGTCTGCCGGAGTACCGCCATGGATATAGAAGTCTGCCGAGTTAGGAACCGGAGTCTTCAGGTTCAGACGGGCATCGGTAGTACCCGACGAACGCAGTTTGAACTCAGGGAGGTCGAGGAGGTCTAGGGCCTGTTCCTCGCCGCCGATGATGGTACGGAACTGACGACCCAAGCGAGATGCCCGAATCCATACCCGGAGAAGGTCACGATACTGGATGCCCTTTGGGGTATCTCCTACACCGATGACCGGAGCCGATTCCGAACCGTCCAGCTTGTTGCCCTTTACGAGGACATCCATGGCCAGAGCATCCATTGCATAACCCAGCTGAACACCGAAGTCACGAAGGAATATTGCCATTACGTCCATCGATACGTAGCTTCGTACCTCGTCGGTAACCTTGAAACCCTTGCCGATTTTGAAAAGGTTGACCGACTTCTGGCCGAAAGATACGGTACCCAGAGGAATGGTCTCAGCCTCGTTCACCCGTGCAGGGTTAGCGTCTGACATGTTGACGAGCGGCATGATTGCCGTCAGCCCATTGATAGGCTGGTCGGATGCGATGATGTTGGGATAGAATGGTGCTTCTCGCATTCCCAGATAGATTGCCTCACGGACAATCTCCGGAACGAGCCAACGAAGTTCGGGATTCGGCATGGAGTATATATTCTCCATCGTGTCGACTTTGGGATTGAACCCGACGGCTTTGAAATAATCCTCCTGGGTAATGCCATATTTCTCCTGGAGCATATCACCCAGATGAATGTCTACCGGGAGACTCTTGTTGCTTCCCTGTCGGAAGCCATCCATGTTCTTTACGATTTCGGGAAGCTCCTTTAAGTACTGGTCCCGAGTGAAAGTTTTTTCTGCCATGTTATAAATGTGTTTTTCTTGTTATTTTGCAAGGATTCGTACCAGTTCACCTGCCTCTGCCGTGTTTATAGCCAGGAAGGGAGTCTCGGCATTAGCCGCCGACGACTTGTAGTTGGGATATATACCGCTGTCATCCAACGTACCGTCGGTCTGTACATAACCAGTAGTAGCTATAGCCTCTTTTGCTATACCGTGAATAACAGTATAGCCCTGTACCATAACTGTTACCTCTACTCCCGCTGCCGAGGGTGGATATGCTGGGTACTGATTGTAACCGATAGCGATACCGATGTAGATTTCTCCCTCTGCTCCGGTATACGGAGAAATGGTACCGTCATTATTCAGTTTTACTGGCTGGCCCTGAACGATGATATCACCTTTCTTTACCGGGAATGCCTGATGAAGCTTGTGCGATTCACTTTTGTAAATCACAGCCTGCGGGGTTCGGGAACCCACTTTGTGTAAGTCTGCCATAATTTAATTTGAAATTTGAGTTACTTTCTCTGTTATTTCTTTTCTCCTCGGAGTTTCCGGTCGGCCAGAGCTTGGGCAACTGCCTGAGTGGATTTGTCTCCGTTCTTCGTCTCATCTTCTCCCTCGAGATTGATAGAAGATGCCCTGCCCACGTCCTGAGAACCGCAATGATTGCAGTGCATCGGGAATTTGTCTTCCAGCTGTGCGTCATAAGTCTTACGAAGAGCACTGAGGGTCTCCATGGTGGTTCCTTCGTTCTCCAGGAGTGCCAAGATATTCTGGTCTACGTTCTCCTCGCCGGAAACTTTCTTGTAGGCAGCCACCGTCTCCTCACGGAAGGATTTGATATGACCGTCCCAGTTTTTCTTTGCTTCCTTGTAAGATTCCATGTCTTTCTCGAGTTTTACCTTCTCTTCCTTGAGAGTCTGAATCTCGGTGTCCTTGGAAGCCACAGCCTCGGTGAGGCTCTGATTCTGCTGTACCAGGTTTTTAATCTGGGTGAGAGCCAGCTCTGTCGAAACTTCCTGACCTTCAGAAAGGGTCAAAAGATTTTCACCAAATAGGCTCGCCAGCACTTGCTGCAATTCTTTGTCCATGTTTGTTTTATTTGTTTGGTTATTGTGGTTACCCTTTCCGGCACCCTTTTCATTATTAGATTGGGTGGTATTGTACTTTATCTCTTTTTCAGAAAGAATCTTGAAGTCGAACATAGATACCCTCTTTGCTGGGTCATTTGCTTCAGCAGCTTTTTCTTCAGAAAAAGAATAATACTGACTTCCTGCATAAGCAGGGCTGTTTAACTTACCGCTTTTGATTAGCTGAGCAAATGGGTCTGCCCCATGCCATACTAGAGATGTCTCTTTGTAAGATATGATCTTAGTAACAACCCTACGAATAAGTTCTCCATTCTCAGTATATGTACCTAGTTTGGAATAGAATTCCCAGATGTCCTCAAAAGCGTGAGAGGGTTCCCATGCAAACTCTACCGTTACCGAATTAGAGTGTATAGATGGTGGGTCCATTTGAATACCCCGAGCTATACGGGGATTTGAAAGACCATCTATCTTCATGATACCATTGATACCAGCAGGGATAATTATCCCGGTCTTTTCATCCTGATAAGCTTCTTGCCACTCTACAGACTTAACTGCTCCAATAGCATTAGCTACATCGGTCTCATGGTCAAGGTTAACTGATTGACCTACCAATAAGGGCATTGATTCCTTCAGCACTGCTTCTGGAAACTCAGTGGGATTGTACTTCTTTGCCACTATTGCGGCAGAAAGCATTCGGAACATTGGCTCTATAAAGTCACTGTCCTTTGGCTTTAACATTTCTGGAGTTACTTCTGGCATAAACTGGTTGACATTCAAAGTGCCACCCCACATACCAAACCTTTCTAGTGACTTCTTAGGGTCTTCACTGAAGTTGACAGTACCCTTGTAGAAGTTTTCGGAGAGAGAGTGAGCATCAATAACTACTTCTGGTACATTAGATACCATCAAGCTATGAGCCGCACTTAACACCATTACATCGGTATTCTGTTGAGTCTTTGGCATAATTTATCTCGGTTTACTGTCTTGATCTTTCCTTTTGGGATTGGGATTTACTTTATCTCGAGTTCTACGGTCTGACTTATCTTTATCGTCTTCTCGTTTCTTCTTTTTCTGACCTGTATTTGAATCACCCGTCCCATCTGAATCATCAGATTCTACAGGGGTTCTTGGTCCAGGTTGGTCAGGCGTTTCATAACCCATATCCCGTGCAAACTGGTCCTGACTTATAATACCCTGATTGTATAAGGTTACATTTACACGAGCCCGATATTCACGAGCCTGTTGTAACTTAATATCGTCTGAAACAGTTGAAGTTCCAAACTTGATAGTGATTCCTTTATTGTTAAACCCCGCCAGGCGCAGTTCTAGAGAATAAAAGAACTCCAGTACAAAGATTACCAATGTTTGGATATTCTTTAACTGGGATATCATCTTAGACAACTGTATACCAGCTCCTCCCTCGGTACCGCTTTGAGATGCAGATACTCCGATGATAGAACCATTTACCCCTAGACCATTTGCTACGGATTGCTGATTCATATTCCATGGGAGGTTTATATTCTGCATAGAAGCTGAAGTAGACCTTAATTCGAATTCATGATCATCAATGTAACCAACCACTACTCCATCAGACATACCTCCAACTATGTTGGTCTTCATCTTCCGAAGAGTACTTTCCAAACGTGCTGCATAAGCTTTTTCACTTTCTCCAGCAGTACGTGGAGGTTTAGCCATCTTGGCTTCTAAGAAACCAACCATTCCCATTACCTCCATGATATGTTTGAAATTCTTCCTCATGGTATGTTGACCAGCAATAGAATCCAAAGCCGACATGAATGGAGGCACTCCGTAGGGTTCATCAGTATCATTATACATACCTACATAACAATAGGTCTCTGTATTCAATCGTATGAACGAATCTTTGAGACCATCTACCAAACGGGGATTCCTTTGATATGGGTGATATACTCCGTTGTTCTCTCTCTTAAACCTTATAGTTTCTGGTTTTATGAATAGTATTGTTTCCAGCCCTGTTAATTTATTGTTTGGTACTCCTTCTACTGATATAGCACCACTAACAAGAAGCTGAACTATGAATTTGTTTACTAACCCATCTATACCCGCAGTATACTTAGACCATTTTTTTGATACATCCCTTAGGTGCTCCCTCATCTTGGTAGACTCTTCAGGAGTGTTGTTTGGGAAGTCGATAGTATGACCTGTATTCGACAGCTTGAACATGTCCTGCAATGCAATGCTGACGTCCGGGTTTATCTTATAAAGGTCCCGAATGATAGGTATTAGTTCTGTTCTGAACGTTGGGGTAACTAAGTTCGTCATACCATTAAGAGTGGTAATGAGTTCAGAGTTTCCCACACCATCATCTGGTTGAGAAACTCTGCCCGGACTTATTGAACCCTTTCCCTCATCTTTGTTCTTAGATTCCACAGGCTTAGACCTAGTGAACCAACTGATAGGATTAAGTTTCATGTTATATTGGATTGTTTATGCTTACTGAGGAATTACTACAGTACCAGATGGACTGTGAGATCTAATATGATTAGTGATAGCTTTACCGAATATCGCATCATCAGAATATGTTTCACCTTCCAAATCCAGGTCCATAGAGGAGTTATTCATTCTATGCTTACCACGAGCAATAGGTCTTCCAGCACCGTCATAAATAAAGGTGTATGCTTCTTGTACAAAGAACGGGTCTTTTATAATTACGTTCTCTTCCCTGATATCCTTCTCTAAGTTCTCGATTATTACAGAACGGTTCTTGGTTGTGGTCAACCATCCAGGGAACTTATCTTCTTCTGGTCTATTCTTCTTCTTCTTACGTAAGAGCTTAGTATAGAAGTATAGATTAGGATATCCCTCATCTTGAAGTATGGTAGTTACCGTCATACCAACATCATTGGTCTCGGGAGCTAACTTAGCAAAATTAAACTTCTCTCCAACATCACCAAGGAGTCGGGCATACTTGTTCAGGGGTATTCTCCCCTTATATACTGCAGCCTCTTCTCCTTCTTTATCCATACAGGTGAAAGCAGAGTAGTCAGTACCTCTACCAGTAGCACAGTCACCACCTATAAAGTATTCTTTGTTTGGGTCTGGTTCGTTGAACTCTTTATACTGACCTTTGAGACGGGTATTGATAACAGGGTAGTCAAATAAGCATTCCTCTATAGCTTTAATATCAGCTAAGTCGAATACTGTATTCCCAGATGATAGGAAGTCACCGTCTATCTCCTGAGCTGTTCTCTTGGGACCCAAAGCAGCAGACATCTCTTCATACCATTTCTCATCCCTATCAGGGTGCATCTGCCAATATAATCGTATAGGGTTAAACGGATTACCCCCAGATATAGCATCTACCCAAGTACCGTGAAAAAAGTTCCCGACGCCGTAAGGCGTGTTATGAGACACGTAGTCTTCGTTGATTAGGTAAGATTCATCGTTTTCAACGCAAATGTCATAAATGGTATCGTAATACTTTCTAACTACTTTCAGCTTAGAAAGATAGATACTTGTACCACGTTTACCAGATACAATACGTTGAATATAAGACTTATTCAGTTTAACCTCAAACTTATTCTCAATCTCCTGAGATATCTTCTCCAACACTCCATAGTAGTAACCAAGTTCCTGATAACGGTATCTTATGTAAGCCACCACTCTTAAGTCGTAGTTGAATCCTCCTTTTAGTTTAGACCCAAGCTTCATTCCATAAGAATGTTTCGCAGCTTTTTGACCGTTCTCAGCTACTGTAACTATCTGGAGATTGGTTACATAATTGTCTGAAGGATTGTTGTTAATGTGGTCAACTACACACCCATCTGGAATTTCTCCTAAGAATACTTTAGCTACCAAATTGTGGACACATATCTTTTTCTTTTGACCATTATTCCACAGACTTATATTTAGATATTTTTCTCGGTTAGTACATGGTTTTGGTAATTTTTCTACCCTCGTTCCATTCTTTACAATGAAGATTCTTCCCCAGTTGGAGACTTCATAGTTTGGATAACCAGGTATGGGTTTGCATATCTCTTTCTTGGGTTTTACGGTTACTGGATTCTGCTCCAGACCGCTTATACCAGTATGATAGAAGATAGCAGGTATATCTCGTTTGATTATCTCTGAAACAGGTAACCAACCTTCAAGAGTATACAACTTATGTTTTGGAGTACATTTAATAACCCTACCTTGTTCATTGTGAACTTCCCAAGTTTTCAGTACACCCTTATTTACAGAACCAAGTACTCTCTGCCACTTTCCAGTATGTGATAATACTCTCAGCCCAAGATGTGATATATCCATCTTACCAAAAGTTTTGGGACAAATAGAATCTACTCTGAATGGCCCATCTTTACCTATAATTTGAGTATCACCAGTAATACATGAGTTTACTATAGCAGCACCACCAGTTGATAGAGTAGGGAAGGCTGATGCCCAGATAGTTGAAGCCCATCTTACGATTGCTGCTTCATCAATCACCAACAACGACAAAGATTCAGAACGACCAGCTTGGTCAGAGGTTGGAATAGATTCTATTACAGAACCATTTGCAAACTCTATAGTTGATACAGAACCGAACTCCCCTGCACGACCGTTTATGATAGGCTCTTGCAGATATGAAGGAAGATTCTTGTACATGAACTTAATCTTCTTTAGTACCTTCTTTGCTACGGTGTCCTTGATTGAGATAATGTTTATCTTCTTGTTAGGATGATACATTGCTAACCAAAGACAGTAGAGGGAGATTAGCTCAGTAATACCAGCCTGACGAAACTTTAGGATGATATTGAACCTGTTGAGCATGAATTGGTATAGCACTGCCTTCTGAAAAGGGTAGAGCAAAAACTTTACCATACCCAACACTGGGTTTATCACGTAGCAGAAAGTAGAAAAGAAGAAAGGGTCTTTCATCACCCGAACCAATGTCTTAAGTTGTTCGGGTGTAAGACTTGCATCTTCAACTAATGTCTTCTTTCTTGCCATGTCAGAAATTGTATGAAATTCTTAAGTACGGGTCGAGACCTAAATTATCTCGAAGCTTAGGATAATAGTTGATATTCAACCCGGCTTCATAATTAAATTTACTGGTATTGTATTTCAAGCCTAAATCCAAATCATGGAAGTTATGTACTGGTCGTATGGTATACTGAGCTACTGGATTAAATCTTTTTAAGAAAGATGTTTTCTTATGGGTTAATTTACCATCCAGGTAGTTATATTGATAACGAAAGTAATTAACTGAATACTCCTCAGTAATAAGCTTACAATCAGTATTGAATGTAGTGATAGATAGTTTATCCCTATTTGAAAGTATTTGCAATAATTTAGGAGCCAGAGGATAATTGGTCAGGAATAATTCATTGTATTCAATTTTAGTTGAATCCTTTTGAATGATAGTAACTACTCTATCAACATATTCAATTCGTTCGATAGGAACAGAATCTATCTGATAGAGGAATACCATTTTGGGTAATTGAATCTTAGGGAATTCAACCTTTGGTACAAAGGGTTTATTAACCCAAATGGTATCAGGTTGCTCAGTAGAATTTTTAAGGTCATGCCTTAATTCAGAATTTCGGTTCCATAGCCAAAATATGGTTAAGGCCATAATTATAAAGGCTAAGGTTAGGATTACATTTTTCATCTTCTTTTATGTGTTTAGTTTTTCTTTCATATACCCCCCTTAAACACGTGTATAGATAATAATATACTGTTTAAGGTATATTATTATCACGCGCATATACGAGGGGGAGTCATCGTAAAATAGAGGCCTTTTTAAGGCACCTTTTTAACCATAATCCGACCTCATATACAGAGCCCTTGGTTAAGGTATTCCTTCCCTTATTTAACCAATAAGTTGGATTAGCCTTATCAAAATAAATTCGGAAGGTTTTGGGAAAGCCCATAATCACCCGGTATTCTTCAAGGCCCATAATCCTTCCGTGGGGATTGAATTGCCTGGATGAAGGTCTTACGGTTAATGGGTAACTTCTTTTTCTATTGCGATATACTCCAGGAAGAGTCTTCATCTTTTGAGTTCTCATGGGCCATTTGTAATCATTTTTGAACTCAGTTTTCCATAGCTTTCTCACTTGAGCTACTGTCAAAGTAGTTTTTGACTTATCTGCATAATGATACATGGCCAATTTTTTATCGTCAGCTTCTCTATAGTTTATGTCTCTCCTTACTCCTTTCTTCAGTTGACACAGATTTTTGGGTTTAGTAACTCTAAAAGTATGATCAAAGATCTGAGGATTGATCTTGGAGTCTTTTCTGACTCCTATTAACACCAAACGTTTCCTACTTTGTTGAGAATTACCAAATACCGTAACAGGATGACAGTGCACTATAAGTTTGTAATCGGGTAAATTATGTTCCCATTCCCAGATAGGGATAAAATCTAGAAGTTTTGGGAGGTTCTCAAGCATAAATATTGCTGGTTTGAACTTCTTAATACTAGAAAGATACAGATTAAGAGTAACATCTTCCCGAGGTTTGCCCAGGGATTTTTTCCTGGAATATGAGAATACCGAGCTATGCCCACATGATGGAGAGCCGAGTATTAGGTCTATTTTGGAAGTTTTTACCTCTTCCAGTGACCTTACAAATGGTATATCTTCAAAATTGAGCTTCCATTGCTCTTCTTTTTTGGAATGAAATACTGCTCTTGGCTCTACATTAGCTATAAGATGTTCCTTAAACTCAAAAAGAAGCGCTCCTTGGGCTCCACAGATACCTAAGACATTCATTGAAAATAGAATTTTATAATATATACCGGAAGGTCTTGCAAAGACTACTTTAATATGCAAATTTAATATCAAAACTACATGAAAGTTGGTGATTTATTACTGGTAACAGGTCCTGCCTTCTTTGAAAAGACGGCTATTAAGGAGAGGAAAAAGGGAATTTACACTCTTGAGAATGGTATTAAGACAGATCGAGACCTAAATCCTCTCAATTCTAAGTATCAAATAGAGGTTTTCAACGAAGAAAAATACAAAACTATGGTAGCACAGAGAAATTTGAACCGAGATATTGAGAAATTGGCCTCTATCAATAAGAAAGGGATAGAAAATCCTGACCTAATCAGATATGCAGCTGCCAAAATAAGCCGTATTATCGAAAAACTGGAGAAAAAATGATACGTTTCTTGATACATTGGTTTACAATCAGAGTTATCGGTTACTCTGCTTATTGTGGGGGACTAACTTGGAAAGCTCTAAAAGGAGTGAATAAAGAGTATGAAGGTAATGAATCTTGGGCCAATGGTAAGAAAGAAGCATTTAGAACACTCATAGTCTGTATCACCCTCATAATAGTAATATCATGTCTGATATCCTAATGTTCACTAGCCCTGTTCCTACTTGGTTGGGTTATACTATTTTAAGTTTTTACATTCTTGGGTTCTTCTTTTGCCTATTCATTCGTAGTGTAATCGAAGAAACCCCTCTCAAGAAAGCTTCAAATCCAGTGAGGTATGGAGTTTTATTCCTTATATGGGTAGTAAGCCCAGCTGTAATTATCGGATTATTCACACTAACTTTCAAAATATTATTTAAGAATGGTAACCGAAATAAATGATACAGAGATAATACTGAAGATGGTCAGTGATGAAGAAAAGCAATCAATACCTGTTTGGGATGCTTACATAGAGAAAGTAATTATAGATGGCAGTATTCCTTCTCTTTTAAGAGATATCCTCTCTGGAAAGATAAAGAATTTAGTGAGTTTTCCTCAGAAGTTCAGTGGTCAATTAAAAGGTCACATTGAAAGTGAGATATCCTCTCTAGAGAAACGTGTATACCATAAACACGACTTGGTATTTACTAAATTGAGGGTAATAAGGGAGCATTACTCATTAAGGATAACTACACCACCTGGTCAACACTTCGATATTTGGGAACCTTAATAATAATTATATGTCAGTAAAAGTTTATACTCCTGGTCAGTTCTATGCTGCAGGTGGAGTAGTAGAAGAAATGTTTTATCAAGAAGTAGGTAGAACAAAGAAGTACCTAAGGAAAAGAATTGGTCTAGTACGTTCATTTGAACAAATAATCAAGAATCTAAATGATGAAGCTTGGAGAAAGTTTCACTATATGAAGGCAAATGTTAGAGGAGTAGATTATACCTTAGTATATGACCCTGATAATAAAGAATATCCTTATCTATTCGTAGAAACCAAGTTTTACTTCAAGCAGAAGGCTAAGGTTAAAGAACCAGATAATAAGTAGACAAAGGGACTCAATAATTGAGTCCCTTTTCATTGTATTAAAAGCCAGAGCCAGATACCGAAATGATTATACCCCAATCTATATTTTCAAAACCCACATAACTTATGTTAAACATTTTGATTTATGTCCTTGCATTTATTATAGGATTCACCCTTACATTAGGTATAATTGGTGAGGTCCTTTGCTCGTTGCAGAAACATTCTAGTAAATTATTACAAATAATAGGTGAGTTATTCATATTCGGAATAATTTGCATTCTGGTAGTCACTCTTACAATAGTTATAATTAAACCCTATGCCTAATCATGGAACAGAAAGAGAAGAATAGGATTATCCTGGAATGGATAACCAAAGCCAAGGAGATTTATGTGAATACCATTATTAATTGTGGAATGTGCAAGTCATTCAAATTGGCTGTATTAAGGGATTCAGAATTAGAGAAGTCTTTGATTTGTATCTTACAGGATATGGGACATGAGTCAGAGATACTTGATGGTAAACTATTGTATAATCCTGAATTGTATAATCCTGAATGGCCTTTTATACTTATCCCTGAATTTAACTTTGAGTTTTTGGGTGGGGATAAAACTACTAAAGCTTATATGGAAGTTCAAAACCATAAGTTGACCCTTCGAGAAATATATTGGTGGAGTAAGTGGGATAGTGAAGTAAGGATTAAGGCATTTGATAATCTGATAAGGATATATAAGGCTAAATCATGAGCCTTATAATAGGAGCCAAAAAATATCCCGGAAAAATTTTATGAAGAGCCCTCGGTAGGGTTCTTCATTTTGTGTAGGGAGAGGGGGGGGATGTGGTTATGTGCCTATTCGGTAGGTGCCTTTCAGGAAGAGCTTAATGTGAGGTTTCTTTGGTAGCCGGCAGTAAAAAGGTTTTGGTACCTTAAAGAGTCTTATCACGAGGTCTTCAAAAACATCTAGCAGTAAAACAGGGCCACGGTGGCCCTATCGCAA